GCAACGTTGGAGAGACAGCACAGACAGTGTGGTACGACCTCCCTTGGAGCAGTGAGAACTACATCCAAGCGAATGCTCGGATATACCGCCAAGGGCAAGAAAAACCGGTTATCATACACCATCTAACCATGGCAAATACTATCGACGAGAGGGTAGTAAAAGTGCTAGAGGGCAAAATAAATTTGCAAGAAGCCCTTTTAGATGACCTAAATTGCGTATTAGTATAGCCATGAAAAAACACAAAGTAAAAGCAGCGACTCCTAGACTGTCTGACGAAGAGCTCGACCCGATCGAACAGGATGATACCGACGGCATATCTGCGGATATGATGGAGGCGCACTTTTCATGGAGCCAAGAAGATATTAAGGACATCAGAAAACTCATCGCTGAGAAGATGCCACCAAAATCTAGGCTTGTGTTAGAGGCATTTTTGGAGGGATTAATTCACTTAGATATTGGGGTGTCAGAAAAGTACTGGCGATACCACTTTGCTAAGGGAGTGGAGTTTATTAGACAGGAGTTTGATTTATGAGTACATTTATAGTGGAGCACGAATATAAGGGGTATCCGTTGTTTGAGACTATCACCGGTGTCGAAGATATTGATCTATCCCTGTTCGATAAAGTATTGACAATGTGGGTGTGTGATAGCCCTGAAGAAATTAACGCAGTAGAAAATGAACTAAGGAGAAAGCATGCACGATCCAGTCAACCAGCCTAAGCACTACACAGACCATCCTAGTGGTGTTGAATGTATCCAAATCACTGAACACATGGGCTTTAACCTTGGAAATGCCGTCAAATATATCTGGCGCTGTGATCTTAAAAAGGACGCTGTTGAGGATCTTAAAAAGGCAGCATGGTATATCCAACGTGAGATTGAGAAGAGGTCTCAAAAGCGCGAGTTAATAGATGATCGAAATAGGAACGGGTACTACTACAACTCTAAGGGGGCTTTATGCGGAAAGTAATCGAAAAATTAGGAATACTGGGTGTGTTGGGGCTCTTTGTCGCTGGTATAGTTGGTTGGGTACTTAATATCACGACTATCTCACACGCGACAGAATTCTCTGGAATGTTATTGTTACGATTAGTCGGCGTGCCATTCCCACTCCTTGGCGCTATCTTGGGTTATGTATCATGATTGAATTTATTTTTGTTGCGGTGGTTTGTATGGGTCAGCAGTGTGACTTTATTGCAAGCAATAAGCCAATCACAAGAGAGCAATGCCAACAAACTAAGCGCGATTTTGCTGCGCTACCATTTAAGCCTGAAGTCACAGTGGCCGCGTCTCAGTGCATGGTATTTAACGGAGGTGAAAGAATATGAAGATTGAACTAGATTTAAGTGATGAATTTGTTGATAATCTCATGGAAAAAGTACTGGTTGATGATTACGTTGGAATAACAAGCGACTTGAAAAAGAATAAAAAGATCATGCACGAAGATGATATTAAAGCGTACAAGAATGCAGTAAAAGGAATTGAGCTGTTATCTAACTGGTACTTTGCCCGTGGAGAATTTGACAGACTGGTTAAGAAAGTGAGGAATAATGAACCCAAAGATTGATTTAGAAAGCGCCATCATGAAAGTATGGCAGACCGGTGACGACATTGATCTGCTATTTCGCCATATGTACGACGCAGAAACACCTATGACAGAAGATGAAGTAGCCAATGCCCTCGTTGGCATCAAAGCGCTTCATGACATGCGTATGTGGGAATTGAATGATACATATTGTCGTAAGTTCGAACTAAACCAGTATTGTGTTGATCCAGAATTATTAGCAGCAAGAGCAGCATTATTTAACCCAAAGAAGAAAGGCAGTAAAAAATGAGCGATGTAATTGACACCCAAGCAACAGAGGTACCATCAATCGAGCAGCAAGTATTGACAATTAGTATGAAGGTAGAGCGCATTAATGTATTGCTTAATGCACTAAACAAGCCACTTTTAACCGATGCCGTAACATTGGCTGGATTGATTCAAGAGCTCCATGACCTATGTCGACCACAGTTAGAAGCACTGGCAGCGAAAGACAACGCACCGGAGGCTTAATATGGATGACTTTATTCGCAAATTTCTAAAGCATCGGAAATTTAGCAATAACATCGTCGAAGAGGTAGCCAAAAAGACAGCAAAAACCACAGCCGAGCAGGAGATGGAGCACCGCCTGCAAGCTGAGGCAATGACTAAGATGGCCGTTAATGAGATGATGCCGACCTTTAGAAAGATGATGGAAAGAGAAGAAGAGGCCCGTAAAAAGGCCAAAGAGCCTCGAAAAATCATTATCCCAGACTAGGGCGAAAGTGCTTCAAAAAGCGTATTAGTAATAATAGGACACGCTGTGAAGCGCTCCGCCCTACAAGGGCCCGATGTAAAGAAATCGGCTGGCTGCCGTTCTGCCAGCATAGAAAAACGGCATTTACACACATACACAACACAGAAAGGTAATACCATGACAAACCCATTTGAATTACGCTACTCTATTTTCCACGCCGCTAAGGACATTTTGATCCAGCAGCACGAAGCCAATTTGGCTGCTTGGAAAGCAATGGATACTGCAACTAAAACAGCAACTGATCTGGCTCCAAAGTTCCCAACTATGGCTGAGATCATCGACAAGGCAATTGAGATCAATACATTTGTTAGCGCTAATACTGAAAAAGAGCTCGCTAAGATTGCTAAGAAGTCAGTAGGAATCATTTAATAAGATACCCGGCATAGCCGGTTGAAATCCGGGAAACCGGTCGTGTTGGTCGCACCAATACGAGAGGGTGTATCGAATGATACGCGTTGGAAAGAGTATAGGGTAAGCGCTTACGCCTATAACCATGCTAGTACAGGCCCAGCACCCTCACGTATTGGTGTTTTAAACAATAAAGAGCGAACGATACCACCGCTCGGCAAGTAGGTATCCGAGTCAAGACATTTACGCCTGATGAAGCCGTAAGGCAGAAACCATTTGGTTGCGTAGCCCCATTCGTCTTGATCTGGTAGTGGGGGTGAGCCGAGCACTTAACTTTATAATCCATCAAAATAACTTTACAATGTCAGCTAAGAAAAAATTTACTAAAGAGATGGCTGAGATCATCTTGGAATTAGGTAAGCAGGGCGCCTCACAAAAAGCTATGTATGCCGCTATTAATGTTAGCAAAGATGTGGCAGCACGATTGAAGAAAGAAGATCCATTTTTTTCTGAAACGATGTCTATGGCCACAACTTATGGTCAAGCGTATTGGGAAAATATGCTTTTAGCCAACGTTGACAACAAAAATTTTAATTCGAGGATTGCTGAAATAGCTTTGCGCGGACAGTACCCCGATGACTATAAAGACAACCGCGAAATAAAAGCTGATTTAAAACAAGCAGTTACAATAGATTTCAATAAAGAGGTATCAGACCTCATCGCCGCCCTAAAAATCTAAAAATATATTTTTACTGTTTTACCCAAAAAGCCACCTCTTAGGTGGCTTTTTTGCGTATTAGTATATGTATATTAAACCGAATTGAAAGAATAAGATGACAGCACACGCCGTATTGAGCGCATCAGGATCCAAACGCTGGCTTTCCTGCACACCTAGCGCCAGATTAGAGGCAACACTCCCAGAACCGAAAAGATCTGCCGGAGCCTTCGATTTTTCGCAAGAAGGTACTATGGCTCACTCCCTTGCAGAAGTTAAGCTACGCCACTATTATGGGGAAATTGGAATTGAGGAATACGAGAGAGAATATGAAATCATTAAAAACACGCCGTACTACAACGAAGAGTTCGAAGCGCACGTCGACAACTACGTCCTCTATGTCCGTTCACAAATCGGAGAAGGGGATACGCCACTTTTTGAACAACGTGTGGATTTCAGCGACTGGATTCCTGACGGATTTGGTACTGCAGACGTCGTTATACTTTCAAAGCATTCAGTCCGAGTCATCGACCTTAAATTTGGAAAAGGAGTTCCTGTCTCGGCAATCGACAACTCACAACTACGACTATATGCTCTTGGTGCTTATTCAAAATTTAAGGAAGAGTATCCGGATCTCAAAGAGGTATCCTACACGATCCACCAGCCTCGCTTGGACAGCATCTCATCTGATGGCACAACGATCCATAAGCTGGTCGACTGGGCAAATTACTACGTAAAACCAAAGGCTAAGAAGGCTTGGGCTGGCTCTGGTGAGTTCTTGCCCGGTGAGTGGTGTCAGTTCTGCCGCGCTAAGGCAACCTGCCGCGCCCGTTCAGATTACAACAACGAAGTAGCCAAGTTAGAATTCAGAGAGCCTGCGTTACTAGACGATGATGAAGTTAGTCTAGTACTTACTAAGGCGCAGAACTTACGTACTTGGGTTGCTGACGTAGAGTCCTATATTTTAAGTCGTGCAGTGGAGCAGGACATCGTGCCCGCTGGCTATAAGTTATCAACCACAGTAACACACCGCAGGATCACCGATACAGAATTAGCTGCCACCGTACTAGTTGAAAAGGGATTACCTGCTGAGCAGATTTGGGAACCCAGAAAGTTAAAGAGCTTGGCCTCGTTGGAGAAAATTAACAAGCAGGTAACTACCTACCTTGGCGAATTGATTCAGCGACCAGAGGGCTCTCCTAAGCTGGTAAAAGTAAAAGGTGACGCCAAGGAGGATTTCTCATGAAGCGCGATGACATTGTAGACATGTTTGGCGATGACTTGATGTTTATGGATCCAAGCTATTTTGATAAGGCTATTATCGGTGTTGTAACACAGTTTAATAATACTGTTGTATGCTACGATAAAAGGAAAATACTTGGTATACTGGTGAATGAAGATGGCATGACAGAAGATGAAGCTATCGAATACTTTGACTTTAACATTGCAGGCGCATGGATTGGCAACATGACCCCAGCATTCTTGGAGAAACTATGAGTACTTGGTTAATTGCCGCGATGGGTGTGGTATACTTTGTGGTAGCTTGTGACCAGTTTATTAAGGGTGGTATCGGTACTGGCATCATGTTTTTAGGTTATGCAATAGGAAACGTGGGGCTTGTGCTAGTGGCAAAATAATTATAAGAAAGGCCGCTTATGTTGGTAAAATGTTATGATTCTGAGTTTGAGATCCCTGACATTTTAATCGATAAGTTTGTGAATGATTTTAGTGGATTACCGGGTGGCGCTTTTAGAGAAGGTGTCCACCAGCTCAGAGATTCGATTTATAATGTAATTGATTTGTTTGGTGATGAGCCAGACATATTAGAGGAACCAGAGTTTTTGACCGACTTTATCCGAGCACTGGCAATGCAACAAGCCATGGGTAAATTAGGCATTTTGTACGATGCGTAATGTTTATCACATTGTGAAAAATAAATGTTACAATTTGCGTATTAGTATGTTTGTAATAAGGTTAGACGAGCTGGCACCTATTGAAGACCAGTTCTAATGTTAAAAAGGTAATATCATGACTCAAACAACTAAAGTCAAAGTAGTAACTGGTAAAGTACGTTTTTCTTATGCTAACGTGTTCGCACCTAAGGCATCTGTAGAAGGCGGCACACCAAAGTATTCCGTTTCTATCATCATTCCTAAGTCTGATAAGGAAACAATCGCTAAGATTCAAAAAGCATATGAGGACACTAAGACATCCGCAGCAGCTTACTTTGGCGGTTCAGTTCCAAAAGGATTAAAAGGTGGATTGCGTGATGGCGATGAAGAGAAAGATGATCCAGCATATGCAAACAGCTACTTTATCAACGCCAACTCAGCACAAAAACCTGGAGTTGTAGATGCTGATCTCAATCCAATCATTGATATCAGCGAGTTTTATAGTGGTTGTTATGGTCGCGCGTCCATCACATTCTACCCATACAATGCACAAGGTTCTAAGGGCATCGCATGTGGTTTGAATAACGTACAGAAGTTAGAAGATGGTGAAGCATTAGGCGGATCTACATCTGCTGCAGCAGATTTCGCGGTATAAGTAGTTCCTTTAGTTGAGGCAAGTAGTACAGTAGTGCAGGGAGTGTCCATCGAAACGGTGGCCTCCCTTTTTTTCCCTTAAACCATTAACACACAGAGAATAATAAATGGATCAATACCAAGAATATATCGCAGCCAGCCGTTACGCACGTTTTGTCGATGACAAACAACGACGTGAGACATGGGGCGAAACAGTAGACCGCTATGTAGACTATATCTTTAGTCGCACACCGAAAATTGCTGACAAGACAGAATTAAAAACCGAAATCCGCAGCGCCATTTATAACCTAGATTTAATGCCGTCCATGCGCGCCATGATGACAGCAGGAAAGAGTGCCGACCGTGACAATACTTGCGTCTATAATTGCAGCTATCTCCCTATTGATGACCCCAAAGCGTTTGATGAGGCGATGTTTATCCTGCTCTGCGGAACTGGAGTGGGATTTAGCGTTGAATCCAAATACATCAGCCTTTTGCCTGAAGTGCCAGAACGACTTTATGAGTCCGAGCACACCATCTCAGTCCACGACAGCAAAGAAGGATGGGCAAAGTCATTGCGTCTACTCCTCGCACACCTCTATGCCGGAGAAATCCCAAAGTGGGACGTCTCTTCCATTCGCGCGGCAGGAAGTCGACTCAAAACTTTTGGTGGACGAGCTTCCGGGCCAGAACCACTAGTTGACTTATTTAAGTTTGCTGTTAATATGTTCAAACACGCAACTGGTCGCAAGCTAAATAGCTTAGAGTGTCACGACCTGATGTGTAAAATTGGTGAGGTTGTTGTAGTGGGTGGCGTACGTCGCTCTGCAATGATCTCGTTGTCTGATCTTGATGATGAAAGGATTCGTCATGCAAAAGCAGGACCTTGGTGGGAAACTGCTCCTCATCGTGCGCTCGCCAACAATAGCGCGGTTTATAATGAAACTCCTACTGTGGGTAAGTTCATGGAAGAGTGGCTTTCTCTTTATAATAGTCATTCGGGAGAGAGAGGCATTTTTAACCGTGAGGCTGCTAAGAAGACTGTGGAAAAATATGGCCATCGCAATCCCGACTTCGACTTTGGAACTAACCCATGCTCAGAAATTATATTGCGCCCATATCAATTCTGTAACCTTACCGAAGCTGTAGTAAGACATGACGACACAAGAGAAACACTATTGCGCAAAGTGCGCATCGCCGCTATCTTGGGTACCATCCAATCTACCTTCACAAAATTCCCCTATCTGCGCAAGGTGTGGCAGAGAAATACTGAAGAAGAGCGGTTACTGGGTGTTTCCCTCACCGGAATCTATGATAATCCCCTTCTCACAACACAAGGAGAACAACTAAATGAGTTACTCGGAGAACTTAGAGAAGCAGCGAGAGAGGCAAACAAAGAGTTTGCGCAACTTCTTGGCGTCCCAGCAAGCGCTGCGATCACGTGTGTCAAGCCTTCCGGAACAGTATCGCAATTGGTGGATTCAGCATCTGGAATACACCCAAGGCATAGCAAGTATTATGTTAGACGAGTTCGAGGGGACAAGAAAGACCCTCTCACGCAATTCTTAATCAGCCAAGGAATACCAAATGAACCGTGCGTTTATAAACCTGATCAGACGGTGGTGTTTAGCTTTCCTATTAAAGCACCCGCCGGAATCACCAGAGACGACGTTACACCAATTTCACACCTCGAACTATGGCTTACATATCAACGGCATTGGTGTGAGCATAAGCCAAGCGTTACAATCTCCGTTGAAGAAGGAGATTGGCCCATGGTCGGAGCATGGACATGGGATCACTTCGACGAAATCTCCGGAGTCAGCTACCTTCCCTATGACGGTGGAACATATCGTCAAGCCCCGTACGAAGAGTGCGACGAAGCAACATACGAAAACCTTAAAGGAAGCATTCCGGCCATCAACTGGGACGACTTCAAAGAAGTCACGGACAACGTAGAAGGAGCTCAACAACTTGCGTGTAGCGCTGGAGTTTGTGAGTTATAATTAAGTTTGTTCGGACTAATGTAGGGTAATCGAAAGAACACGGAGCCGGTGGTCCCGTCTACATAACCACCGCCATTAACCACGGATACGTCCGTTTGCCATAGGAGCATTTATGAGTTCTAAACTTTGTTCACAATGTGGTACTTGGTTTTATATTGAGCCACATGAACAGTGGAAAAAGATTTGTTTAAGTTGTTGGAAGAAAAATAAGAAAAAGGCCGAAGAAGCTGAAGCATTTGCTGATTCATTTTTTAAAAGTCCAAAACAGTGGCGAGATGAGCAAAGAATCATACCGAAAGATATGATGCAAAGACTAATCTTTCTTTGTCATCCGGACAAGCACAACAACAGTGAAGCGTCTAATCTGGCGACAACATGGTTAATTAAACAAAGAGACTCATTATGATCTACTCAATCGACTTTGAAACCCGTTCAACCATCGACCTAGCCGACCAAGGCCTCGACATCTACGCCAACGACCCCAGCACAGAAGTCCTGTGTATTGCGGCTGGCACAACCACCGAAAATGTATGGGTCTGCGACCCCAAAATGGTAGCCCCATCTTGGATGGGCGGGCTATTAAAGCACGTTTACGGCGGTGGCAAAATCCAAGCATGGAACGCCATGTTCGAGTACACCATCTGGAACTGCGTCTGTGTGCCTAAATACGGCTGGCCGCCACTAAAGCTAGAGCAGTGCATTGACACCATGGCCATAGCGGCAGCCAATAACGTACCGCAGGCCTTGGGTGACGCCGCCAGCTTCATGGACGCAAACCAGCAAAAAGACACCCGTGGCAGATATCTAATCCAAAAGCTCTGCAAACCCAACCGTAAAGGCGAATTTGAGGCCGATCCAGAGCTCATGCGCGAACTGTTTGATTATTGTGCACAAGACGTCCGTGCTGAGATGGCCATAGGAGCCGTTTTAAGGCCCCTCTCAGACGCGGAGCAAGATATCTGGACCCTCACCCAGCGGATTAACGTTAGAGGCGTTCCTGTGGCCCCTAAAGAGCTCCAGAACGCCGTCAAGGCAGTCAACGATGCTCAGGCAGCCCTTGACGCCCAATGTGTCTCCTTGACCGGTTTTAAGCCCTCAGAACGCGCTAAATTGCTGGGGTGGGTTAATAAGGCATTGACGGCGATTGGACAGGCCCAATTAGACGACTTTACCGAAAAGACCGTTTCAGCTATGTTAGTGGACACTAACTTACCACAACACATTCGCCGTGCCTTGGAACTAAGGCAAGAAGGAAGCCAAACTAGCGTGGCTAAGTACGCTAAAATGTTGGAGATTCAACGTGAAGGAAAAATTCGGAACACACTGGTATATCATGGCGCTAGTACTGGCCGCTGGGCGAGCCGTGGCGGTCTTAATCTCCAGAATATTGCGAGGCCCACTTTGGGAACAAGTGAGACACAAGAACAACTTATTGCAGAAGCAATACCAAGAGTATTTGGCGGGGCAACTGGGAGTATGCGAGAACTCTCCTCTTTGGTCCGCTCTGCTATTGTTGCACCAACAGGAAAAACCTTCGTTGACGTGGATTTTAGCTCAATTGAAAACCGAGTTGGGGTTTGGCTCGCAGGACAAAACGACAAAGTGAAAATGTTCCGAGCTGGGTTGGATGAGTATAAGACGTTTGCTAGTGAGTCTTTGTATCGTGTACCTTATGATGATGTCACCAAAGACATGCGACAAGTTAGTAAGTCGGCTGTTCTTGGGGCTATGTTCGGTCAGGGCGCCAAGGGACTCGTTAAGTACGCAGAAGGAATGGGAGTATCGCTTACAGAAGAGATGGCTAAGAATGCTGTAGACAACTACCGCAAGTCTTACTCTAGGGTAAAACTGTTGTGGGCAGCATGCGAAGCCGCCGCGATTGATGCGGTTCAGAATCCCGGAACGGGATATGCTGCCGGTCAGAAGATAAAGATGAAGGTTGCTAAGGGAGCGTTGTGGATGTGCTTGCCATCAGGCCGCTTGATCTGCTGGCAGAGGCCAGAGCTCGAGTTGCTCACCACACCATGGGGGCAAGAGAAGCTCAGCGTTACCGTTCATAGTCAGAACACCTACACCCGGCAGTGGAGCAGAAACGCCCTCATCGGCAGCTCTATCTTCCAGTCCGCCGTGCAAGGAACAGCTAGAGACTTTTTGGCGAGCGCAATGTTGAACTTGGAGCTCCATGGTTACGAGATTATCAACTCTATTCACGATGAGGTATTGCTCCTAGTAGATGAGGATGGTGCAAAAGAGGCTTTGGATGATGTCATCATGCTTATGACAACATCACCTAAGTGGGCATCTGACTTCCCCCTAGCTGCAGAGGGATGGGTTGGTAATCGTTACAGAAAGTGATTAAATGCTGCCGCCGTCTTTATGGCCGGCGTCTTCTAATCTCCGTAGGTATTCTTCTGTAATAAGTTGGTTGGGTGTGCCTTTACCTTTTAAGCCACGGGTAAAGTCCATATACCCAGCCGGCCTACCTTTAAACTCATGCACTAAGTTAAGCCAGTCTGGTATAGCCAATTCCTTCGGAACAGGCGTAAAGGCAACACCTTGGTCTTCACCATGCAAGATGTATGGGAAAGCTGAATGCAAATCAGGACGATGTGATACTTCATTATTCAAAGTGAATAAACGAGTACCAACCGAATGTGTTGGTGATCCAACAGTCATCGGGTCTGTCATCTCTTGCATAATGCCGGGATAATCAAAAATCTGACCTTTTTTACCGCCAACGCCCTTACCACTTAATACCGTAGAGATGGCGCCTCGGCGATCAAATGTATTGCCCAATTGTGCTAAGTGTTCTGGATTAGCAACATCAATGCCACCTTGGAATAATGGAGCGTATTCCGGGTATTGTGTCAGTCTTGCGTTCATTTCAGCGCGCAATTCAGGAGTCAACGCGCCGCTAGCAGCTTGTCTATTAAACTCATTGGTCAGTGCGTCATAAACGTGTTGATTGGAATGGTGTTGCGTTTCAGCCCCAATCATTGGAGACCAGATAGCTTGTCCTTCAGGAAAGCGTTTATTTAAGTTGATGATTCCGCTTGCAGTAGATTGTTTTCCAACACCCCATGCGGCGTCTTCGTATGCTGGATCTACTTGTTGAAAGCGAGAAAATCCAGGACCACCAAGATCACCTTCTGTAGAACGCATTCTATCTGATTGTGTGGTGTTCAACCACTTACCTTCATGCGGCGCAAGGGCCTCACTGGCGCGAACAATTTTTGTCGAACCAACCACCGGAACTTGCATGCCCAATTCAGCCAATGCTTTTGGATCGCCTTGAGTCATCATAGACTCATAGGTATCTCCCGGGAATGCTTTATTCAACAATGCCATTTGATCTGCTTGATTTTGTTCAAACTTTTGTGGCAAACTTTTAATATGTTCAACAACAGCAGAAGTCATTGGTGAATCTGTTGGCGGGGTATATCCTTGCAATACGCTTGAGAGAGTTGGTCTGCCGATGGAGGCGGCACCCTCATCGGCATCAGACTTTGGGTATTGACCACCATCTGCGTAACTTTGTACAGCACCACCTTGGGCATAATCCCGACCCAGTAGCGCGTCCAAGCCATAGTTAATCACTGGAGCAGCCAATGCAGCGCCTGTGCCTAATCCGCGAGCCAGTGGAAAAGGAAACATAGATGCGGCAGAACCTAATGCTCCGAGACCACTAACGATTGCACGACCATAATCATTATGTGCAGCACGTTCTATCGCGTCAGCTCCAAGTGCGCCAGCACCAGCTAAAGAAAATACTGGAGCCGCTGTGGTCAACACCTTTCCGGGCAAACCACCGGGAGTCAAAAATTTACCGACCCTATTTAATACAGATGGAACTTCTTCAGTTGCTTCTTTAGAAGCCAAATATTCAGCTGCACGCTTTTGTGCATCTTCTACAATCTGGGCTTCTTTTGCCGCGGCAGATTCAGCACGCGTTTGGGCCGCAGATTTAGGCCCAACCATCACACCACCCACATTTTCACCACCAGCTAGTTCACCGCCCCTACCAATTGTTCTGGCCATGTCTCTAGCTTGCGCCAAGTCTTCACCGGCCATTTGTCCTCCAGGGATATATTGACCACCGGATAATTTAGATAGCCACTTTTCGCCGCCAACTAAATCTGGAGCTGCTTCTACTGTAACAGAGGGCTTCAAATTTTTAGAGATCTGTTCGCCGATGGCAGAACCCAAAGTTTGGGCTCCTTTACTCAATTTATGCTCTAACGCATAGTAACCACCAATCGCTGGAGTAATATATTTGGCGCCAGAAGCACCGATGCCTGCTCCAATTGCGCGGTTAGCTGCCATATCACTTTCTTTAGGCTCCGCTGCAGTTGTTGGGGCCGCTGCAGTTGGATCATTTTGTAAAGCCTGCAACGTATTGTCGGATAATTGGTCATATCGACCGTTGGCAATATGCCCTAATTCTTCGTCACTTAGCGTTGAATAATCAAGGTTTTTTGGTTCCATTATTTAGTTCCTTGTGCGGCCTTACGTCTTTCAATTTCTGCTCGAGCTCTATCTGCAACACTATCCTCTGGCTTAACTAAACCACGATAAGTATCAATAAAGTGTTGTTTTGCTTGGTCTCTAAAGCTGGTGTATTCCGGCGAACGTTCAAATTGATCAAAACTTGCCAATCTACCACCATTAGCTTTAGACCAAGAATCCCACATTTGTTGCTTTTTAATTTGGAAGTCTGCAGCGTCATGGATTAAACGCGCATTTCTAGCATTTACTTCAGGAGGCAATTCAGTACCAATACCTTTTGCACCCATAGCCATTTTCTCCAAACCAATACCCATACGAGCGCCGTGGAAAACTTGAGCCGCAAATTGGATACCTAACTTTTGACTTGCGTTACTAATCGTACGGTAATCTTCAAGTTCTTTAGGTGAGAATTTGTTTGTAACATATTCCTCTTCCAATTCAGCAGGAGTTTTATTGCTTACATGCTTTGATATAGTATATAGTGCAGTAGCAGTCTTATCTCCACCATGTAAATAACCAGCAACATGTTTTCTATTAGGATCTTCTACAATATCCAAAACAGCTTTAGCAGCAGGCATTGTTTCTTCTGAGGCAGCTCTGGCTAATTTGTTCATTTCAGATTGAGCTTTACCAGCTTCTTCAGCCGCAGTATCAGCTTCTTTACTACCAGCTTGTAAATTGGCCTTTTTAGTATCTTCCCAGTCTTTTTTAGCGGCATCAGCTTCTGCTTTAGTTCCGTATTTAGAGCTATCGAAAGTGTCACCTTGAACAAAAGGCACGCCATTTCTTTGGCGAATAACATCCGCCACTTCTCCAGATACATCTCCCAGACGCTTATTCCAAACTGGTAATAACGCCCCGTATTTGGCTGGGTTGCTGTTAGCTAAGTTATTATAGTCAACGGCGCGTTGAGCGTACATTTTTTGTGCGTCACCGCCAGTTTTTGCAATTAAATCTTTTGCGTATTCTGGACCTTGGTTAACAGAAGCATCAAATGCAACAACAGCAGCATCATGTGGAAGATTTCCAATACCCACTGGATCCCAGTATTTATTTTTATAGATCTGCGTTGCTTGATCGCGTGTTAAGTTTTTAATATCCACACCGGGGTTTGCGCCGCCGTTGATACCCATATTGACCGGATATCCATTACTATCAGCCGCGCTATATCCACCTTCACGATTATCGATAAGATTATTTACTATGGCGTTAAAATCAGTTGTCTGTTTACCTGTTTGTCGATCAATTTGTGGCATTGATCTTGGTCTTGTAGTATTAGTATGCTCTTGCTTACTAATTGCAGACATGTCACCAAAGTTCTGAGCGTAGTTTACAGCGTCTTTGTCGTCCATTCCAATGTTTTTAGCGGTTTTGAAATACTGCCATTGCTGCGGGTTCCAATCAACATAACCAATGTTTTTAATGAACCCTTGTTGCTGGACAAATGATGCTGGCTCATTTGCAAATTTAGATGCGTTTCCAGCTTCAGTTTTAAAATAATTCTGGAGGATATCTCTTTGCTCGCTATTAGAACGTGCGAGCGCCAGTTCATTTTTAACAGATGGAGGAAGGTTCACACCGTTAACGCTGTTTGGCACATTGCCACCAACGCCAACGCCAATTTGTTGTAAACTTTTTCCTATTGCATCTTCTTGCTTTTGTGCAGCACCATAAGCCGCCATTTGCTGCTGATAGTTCATAATCTGCTGATCTTCAGCAGCTTTTTGTCTATCATAATTAACCAGCGATTCAGGACCGTGTGCTGCAGCATATGCGCGATTGATTCCGCCCATAAACTTAGACCAACCACTAGTTCTCTGATCAATGAAATCTTGCATGTTGTTTAAGATTTCTTTTGTAGCAGTGGGATCCATAGCAATCGTGCCCTGGATTCCTGTACTCTTTGGCGCCGCAATTTGAACAGCGCTTTGCAGCGGCGAAGAACTGCTCGAGCTATCTGGTTGTGTTGGTTGGTTGTCTAATGCTTCTAATGCCATGATTTATTAGCCTCCACTTGTCAGACTAAAATTGCTACACTTAAATGTTCCTCCACCACCCTGCGCTATCGTGCAAGCATTTAAAGGGTTTATTATAGATGAAGCTCCACTCAAACCACCAGTCACCCCTAAAGTCTTTAACAAACTGCACAATCCAGCAACACCGCCAGTAATCGCATTACCCAAAGTAGATAATTGACCCAATGCAGAACCTTGTGTTTGACCTGTTACCGTAGCTGGCGCATTGATTGCGTTAATCAAATTAGCGTAGTTTGTTGCAGTTTGGAATGGAGCATTAGTCTGAGCTGCACCGGTTGTCAAATTGGCAGATAAACATTGTGCTCCAACGTTACCGAGCGCGCTAGCTGCGGTCGCTCCAGTAGATTGGTTTTGTAATGCAGATTGCATTTGTTGTGATGCTAATGTATCAAAGGCATTTGTCTTTGCTGTGTCTAAAGCAGTTTGACCGCGCAGACTTCCAAAGTTACCAGAACCAATATTGGCTGCTTGAGTTGGTGCCAATGTTTGTGGCATGAGCTGGCACAATTGTTGCTGTTGCGCAGCAAACAAGCCGCCTAGAGCAGTGCTCGTATTTGGAGTAACTTTGCCTGTTGTTGAGCAAGTGATCCAAGGATTAGCTGCGCCGGTAGCAATTTGATTTAGCGTTCCTTGTGCCTGCTTGAACGCGTTACAAGGGTTTTGTAATGTGTTTACGGCATTTTGGGATGTTGTATTGGCAAACGATGGTGCAGCAGATGCAGCATTGCCCGCTTGATTAACAATGTTTTGCTGGGCGGTTGAATACCAAGATGGTAATGTCGTTTGTTGTACCGCTGAGCATTGTAACAGGTTATTTAAACCTGATGAGCATGTTGTTCCCATTATTTGTTCGCCTTATTTTTTACATCCAATAGATATCCTAATGCACCCTTGCTATCTGGAGGCAAGTGTTTTGCATCATGTTTTTGTTTGTGTTCACGAATTGTTTTTAAGAAATCGTGTAATACTGTTGCACCACTATCATTACTACCATTACCCAAAGCAGATACCACATCCGCTGGAATGACAAACTCACCGTTAGCTAGCATGGCTGGAATGCTATCACTGGTCCCATCTCCTGCGCCTTGTACATATTGGTGGTGTATGATATTAAGACCACCTTCGCTGAAAAATTCTGGAGTATGAATTTCTCCACCCGCAGCGTGCATTTGGATTGGCATTGGGGATGAAGCCAAAGGATTGGCTAGATGACCAAAACCAACTTGCTGTCCATGAACCAGTCTAGCAGGTCCTGGATTTACAACGCCGTCTGCACCAGCAAGACCGCCGCCCCAATAGTACTCCACGTGGCCACCAGCCTTAGCAGTTTGAATTTCTTGCAAGCCAGATGGGTTGTAAGTTTGTGGAGTAACGGATTCTAATGCTATGGAATACGTATTTGAAGGGTCTGTTACTTGTGTCCCTTTACTTAATGATGGGGTTAAACTTGATGCGTTGGTTGTCATAAGGCCTCCAGTAGCCGCTGTTTGTATTTCTGAGTAAGATTGTGGGTTGTAATATATTGGTGAAACTTGTTCCGTTGGGATATTAAATACTTGATCCGGCATCGCAACTTGGCAGCCGTGCATCAACTTAGCTTTTAAGTCCATCGCTGATTTTTTGGCTGTCGCAGCTTTTGTTCCAGTTGTTGCGCCTGTCATAGCGCTAGGTGTAACAGTTGTGCTAGGTGTACTAGGTGTGCTAGGTGTACTAGGTGTGCTAGGTGTAGCGGGTGTAACAGGCGTAATAGGTGTGCTAGGTGTAGCGGGTGTGCTCGGTGTAGCTGGCGTATCTGGTGTTGAAATAGTTGTTGAAACAGCCACTGTCAATGTGGCAGTAGGTATATTTGTAGCAAGAGATACTTGATTAATTGCTGAATCAATATTGACACCAGTTTGTGTCAATGATGTGACATCATTGACTGCATCAGAGATTTGAGCAGGAGTGGCCGTTTGTCCTGGTTGGACAACATCTGCAGGAGATACTTCTACTTGCGGAGCTGTGACAGTATCTGTTTCTGGTGAAGTTGTTGGCTTTGTGCTAGGTGGCGCAACAGGAGGAACAGATGGCGTGGGTTCTTGTCCGGGACTAGCAACAGTTCCACTACTAGAAGGTGTAGTTGTCGTAGTGCTAGGAGTGGCATTGGGATCAAAAATCGTTGGATCATTTGCTGGTGTTGCTTCTCCAGGTACAACCACAGGCCCCACTGGCGCAGGCTCTGTAGTCACATCACTACCAGCGTCTGCAGGGGCTGTCGCAGCTTGAGTTGTTATTCCTGTAGTAACAGGAGCGCCAGATACTGTTACTGTGGCTTGTGGTGTAGTAGTTGCCCAAGCCGGAATAGTTGTTGAAGTTGGTACAGTTTGATCCTGCGATATAGATGAAGGCCATAATGCCAAAAATGCAGGCGTCATAGTCCTCAGTGCTAGTGCAGCAGTTTCCGCAGATGCTCCAGCTGAAGTCATTAAAGAATCTAATGTTGCGGTACCAGATTTTAAAGCCTGCTGGGCTATTGGGCTTGACTCGATATATGATTCAACACTATTAGCTAAATTGGTAGCTAATGAATTGGTGTAGTTGCTCATCATTTGTAGCATAGATGGAGCAGCGGCGGCAGCGGCAGCACCGGTAGCAGCTGTCTGAATTTGTGACTGATTAGCCGCGCTATTTTGTGCGCTTGCGTATAGATTTGTTAAGTCCCCACTAAGCTGCGCCGTTTGTGTCTGCGTCAATGGTGCAGAACTTACATTGGCTGTGCTAGTTTGTACAGCTGGTGCGGTTGTGCTACTATTTGGGCTTACTGTAGCATTTTGGTCGCTTCCAGTATATTGCTGATCTGTTGATGGGTTTACCGTATCATTTATTACAGCAGAATTCGGGCTTACTGTAGCATTCTGATCGCTTCCAGTGTATTGCTGGCCTGTTGCGGGATTTATTGCCACACCACATCCGCCAGCAGTTGCCTTAGCAATTCCACCGCTGCCAGAAATCAAGGAAGAAATAACTGCATTCTGAGTTTGCTGCGTATTCTTACCACTAATTAATGCGGTAGATGCTGCGGTAGAAACCGTTTGTGCCGCTTTAGCCATTGAGGCTACAGTGCTTGGGCTAAACTGACCAGAAAATGCAGCAGTTACACCGCTAGCTGCTTCTTGTCCAATGGCAGTGGAAGCCAATGAGGTCTCAAAGGATTTCATTATTTGACAACCAGTTGCACCAGACGCTGCCGTAGCTAATGTTCTGGCAAATGTTTGTGAAATAATGCTATTAACTTGAGATGAGCTTAATGATCCACCAGAAGCACTAGAAATCTGTGACAATAACCCTGGTGTAGTAGTTCCGTCTGCCGCAACAGTATCCGCCATACCGGGGACACCATTTACAACAGCACCCATACTGGCACTTAATCCACCACCGACACCACCCATTACCGCACCTTTAACAACACAGGATCCGTTTAGCGCAGAAAGTGCGGCGCCTGTAGTTGCACCTAAAGTAACGGCGCCAACGGTTGAAGTTACAGTGGCACCTACTGCAGCAGCAGTATCTGCTCCTAAAATAGCACTTCCTAGTTCAGGAGCAAGTTCTGGTGCAACAACTGATAACGCGGCAGCACCAATAAATTCAATACCCTGAGCAAGCCCAAAACCACTACTGGCTTTAGCATTTGCTATTTCCTGTGCAGCACCAGTAGCACCTGTAGAGGTTCCTTTGTTGACCGTTGCATTAATGGCACAAGCTGTCATTCCTCCTTTAGTTTGAGCACAAGAAACAATACTCTGTAAAGGAGTGGTGAATTCAGCCGCTAAATCTGGTCTTCCTTGCTGAATTTCCCAACCAGCCATATTACTTAAATAAGTAATCATGCTTGGATAATACGCTTGAGGGGAATCTGTTTTTAGTTGGTTTAACTGGTTAAGTAACGCAGTAGGGTTTTGGTTATATGAAGCAGCATTATAAGCGGCAGTACCAAGTTGGTTTGCCACAGTAGTGTAAAACTGATTTGGATTGCTCTGAAGTTCCTTATACAAGCATTGTGCGCTATTTGCGGACACAAGACCGTTTGCCATTAATTGTGAAATATAAGGATTATTAGCTGCTGCTGCACTAGCAACTAAAGTCGGTGTTTTTGCGGCTATTGTGGCGCCAGTGCAAGAACAGTATGAGCTGGCAGAAGGTAGTGAGGACCAGATGTTACCCTTAGAATCTCGGTAAAGCGTGGTCGGTGATGTACATCCGCAAGCGCCAGTGGTGGTGTTTTTAGTGCACTGTATGGCTGTATAGCAGCCGGGGTTTGTTGGGGCAACTACTGCTGCATCAGCCTGTGCTTCAGAAGACCCCTGAATGGCTTTTGTAATACAAGCAATTGGAGTACCGCTAGCAGCTTGTGCTTCCCAATATGCTAATCCAGCGGCATCTGGTGCACGACCCAATATTGTTTGATAGTCTTGTGTTATTGCAGAAGCTGCAGAAGCTGCAGAAGCCGGTGTTGTAGTGGTATTGGTAGCAGGTGTTGTAGCAGGTGTTGTAGTGGCTGCTTTAGCTGCATCAGCCTGCGCTTCAGGTGATGCTTGAATGGCTTTGGTAATGCAAGCAATAGGAGTGCCGCTAGCAGCTTGTGCTTCCCAATATGCTAAACCACTGGCATCTGGCGCACGACCCAAGATTGTTTGATAATCTTGTACAATTTGAGCGTTAGTGCAAAGGGTTGCGGGTGCTGCCGTAGTTGTTGTGGGGGTTGATAAACCAAGTGCTTGATATGCGGCATTTTGTTGCGCTTGAGCTTGTGCCGCAGTAGCTTGAGTACCACCAGGTGTCGGATGAAAGCCCGCGCAAGTAGCGGTGGTTGCAGCAGGAGTTCCAGTGGCGGCGTTAGCTGCCGCGGCTTGTTGTGCTTGAGCTTGTGCCGCAGTAGCTTGAGTACTACAGGGTGTCGGATGAAAACCAGCACAAGTTGCAGTCGTCGCCGTAGTTGCAGCTGCTTTAGCTGCATCAGCCTGTGCTTCAGGTGATGCTTGAATGGCTTTGGTAATGCAAGCAATAGGAGTGCCGCTAGTAGCTTGTGCCTCCCAGTATGCTAAACCACTAGCATCTGGTGCACGACCTAAGATTGTTTGATAATCTTGTACAATCTGAGCGTTAGCGCAAGTAGCAGCGGGCGCAGCTGTTGTAGTAGCTGGAGCCGCTGCAGTTGTCGTTGTCGCTGGGGTTGTCGCCATGTTGCCTTATTGTGGTTTACAAACTTGTGTTGCGTCGTAATTTGTATCTAATACTGGCTTGATAATAACTGTTGATGTTGCCTTATCAATTTCCATTCTTCCAAAACAGCACATATTCCAATCGTCTCCAGTGCGTTCATCGTATGATGGCACATGTAATTGGATATGCTTAGCTAAGTATTCTTTACCGTTTTCAAAAACACGCCAAACATGATCTACTGATCCACGTCCCGCCTGTCCACGGGTTTTATTAAATCTGATATGGTATTTGTTCATACAATCACCGGTTCGTCTTGATTAACCACTGGGTTAGGATCATCTTTTATACTGATATTCATGTGAATAAACTTCACGGGCTTATCAGATCCATTTCGGGTAAACGAATGTGGCAACCAAGAGTTTGTAAAAAACAGTGTTCCGGGTTTTGCGTCAAATACAATACTATTTGTTGCTTCTGTTATCTGAGATACATCTTCTTCAGGTAAACTAATTTGGAGTTTTCCGGGTCTTGGGTCGTGTAAAACCAACTTACAACCATCTTCCGGGACTTCCAAAAAATAAAATCCAACCAGATGAACGCCATCGTTGTGGATGTGTTCTTCCATGTTGGAGTATTTAAAGTGTTGCTGACCCCAAAGTGAATGAAAATACGTAACTTTGTTACGCATATCGTACCCCTGGGATTTCATAATGTTCCAACCGGTACCGACAACATATTGCGCAAAGTTTTGAGTTCTCGCGTCTACTAATAAGTTATCTGTCATTACCGACGGATATAAAGGGTTCAATGGTCGGTGCTGTAAAGATGTCGCTACATGCTCATCAAATACTGGCAACACATCATTGACGTATTCTGGCTTATGAATCGTATGAATGGCAGTTGTAAAATAATGCCCCGTTTGCAAAGTGTCTTTCACACTTTCCGTTTTATCACTCATTTTTCACCTATGCAAAAGCCGTATTGCTGCTTTTAATTATTAATTAGTCATTTACTTCTATATACACTAATACGCAATTTATAGGTTTTGTGCCCTAATTAATACGCAGGACCGTTAATAATTTGAGTTACATCCTTGGCCCATTTTTGCCAAGTATCGTAGTCTGTTGCCATGGGGAGTGGATACGCCCCAAAGGCTTCATTGGAGGCAATATGATTGGCTGTAGTTTTCCAGCTTTCCTCCGAGGTATGTGGGATATTCTCCTCACCATACCACATCACAAAGTTTCCGTTCCATTCTTCCCAAGACATATAGTCTGGAGAAAAGGGGAAAAATTGCTGTAATGAAACTCCCTTGGAGGACATTAAGGCCTTTCATCCCCATATTCGGCCGTGATAATATTACGACCCATCTCATAGTTTCCGTCCAGTTCATTAGACTCGAATAGTAGACGCATTAGGCGATATTCCACACGTAAGTCGATTTTCCCAGTGGTTGGGTCAAAATAATACGGACCAGAGGTTTCGGAATCAATGCTATCACCCGCAAATTTACGACCTAAAATCGTCAAGGCCATCGTACCGGTTTGCAAGAAATTAGGCTCAAAACGGCGTAAGTGCATGCGCCTATTCATACCTTGCAATTGGTCGCCACTTGGGGTTCCAGTAATCCAGCTAATATCCGGGGTGGTGATACTAGAATAAATGGCTTCCTCACCATTTATTCCCACAGCATTTTGACCAAATTCATGCTGCCAAATAGCATATCCGCCGATCGCTACATAGATCGGGTCTCCAGCATCCGGCGTTGTTCCGAAGCTAATATTTACTGTTATTAATGTAACCCCTGGAGTACCAATAGTAGTGTTATAGATATGCTGACTTGTCACAACGGTATAAATAATTCCGGTGTTATCATTAGTCGTTGTCAAGAAGTCCCCGGGGCTAAATTGTGGGGTTTGATCGCCAGCTAAATAAAACTGATACGCCGTTGGCGGAGTTAAGCTAGATGGCGCAGTAATAACATATTGTGGCTTACTATATGAAACATTATAGTTCCAATCAGCCCAGACAGGTGTTGGGAACAATTCCGTTGTATATCCACAAGAACGTTGAGCACCTACTGCAGAACCAGCATCATACCAGATCTTATCCTTGGTATTGTAGATGATTGCGTCAGTACACTCTGTTGCTGTACCGCGAGGATAAAAGAACCAAATCTCATTGTAGCGGGGTACTTTGGTGGCCCATACTTTTTGGCGTTGTTCGTAGTTGATGTTATCAAACAACCAGTTTACGTTCTTATCATTGGGCAATACCGCGACGCTACCATTATAGACGTAGAAGCGATCCACACCCATCCAGAAGAAGCTGCCATCCATTTCAACAACTGCGTTAGATGACATGATAGAGATTTGGCTAGAAACAATATCATAATTCCAATAAGTCGACGGAACTGTAGTGCTTCCTGAGCCTGCCGAATTAAATGAAACACGGATCAAACTGTCAGTAGCCCAGAATAATCCTGATGGTGAATTAGTACCACCACGCATTGGCATACCTTTAACGATCTTGGAAGACGATACGTTAACTTGGTTGGCTAGAGGGCCGTTCCAGTCAGAAAATGTCTGGTCTGTGTACGTTCCATTAACATTATTATTGGCAATGTAGCCATGTGATCCGTATACAAAAAGGAACGGATACAACACACAAACGCCACCATCCACAGAGATAGGCTTATATGTTGGGTATTGGCCACCGGAATCGGATAGTCCTGTGAAAGTCCAAGTTTGATTTGCGCCAGGAGTTACGTTGCCAACTAAGACTTGACTTACCACACCGTTATCAATATTAACTAGATTTTTGCCGGGGTGTGCAAATACGTTTAACTGACCACCAGAGGGGCTAAATTGGGAGTCAAATTGCCAATCATTTAAGTCTGGTCCAGCCACTGGATCTGCTGTAAACACCGGAGCATTATCAATCCAACCCATGGTTGGTGATCCAGAGATCGTACCGCCAGTTACGTTTACAGTTGTATTTGGTGAAGTGTAGCTAGATGTTGATACGGTATAAACCGTTGGCGTTCCACTTTGGGTGAAAATAACATTGGTGCCAGTGGTAAATACACTAGTTTGGTCCCCAACAATGACAAAATCTGTCGTTGTGTTTGAGGTAATAGGAAACTCAACCTGACCCGGCAGCACATTAACAGCATACGGCCCACTACCAATTGGTAGTGATGTTCCTGTTGTAAATACATCCAGTTCGTTTGCATTACCTGCAAAAATATAGTTAACACCATTGTACGGAATAGTGATCATACCACGATAAATACCACTAAAACTCGTAAAAATGGTGCGGTAACCGCCCATCTTTTTAGCTACTTCACGCTGAAATCGGCACCAAACACCATCAGTAAATTCTAGTGTTTCAAATATAGTACCGTCGCGTTTAATCCCCGCTGGCACAGCCAACGTATAGATTAAATTATACTGTTGTGCGGTCTGCTGATCAGCCATTAAAACGTGCCACCAGAAATTAAACCAGCGGCGATTCTCGCTGGAGTTGTGATCAATGGAAAGGATGTATTAGAGTTGTCAATGCGTAACATTTCGGTTGCGTTTGCTGCCAAACCTAAGACACTAGTTCCATCTAAGTACATACCGCTCTCGTTATCTGCAGAGAAGGAATACGATGGATCAGCGGCGGTTCCACTAGTTGCGTAAAACAAACCTAAAGGCGCTTCTGTCAATGGATAGATATTTATTCCATCGCTTAATACCGCGACTACAGTACCCGTTGGCAGAATAAACGCCGGAGATGAAGATCCCTGTACCGTGAAATTGATGTTATACCCAGTTTGGTTCGTTGAATTTGCCAAGATATAAATCTGGGTAATTGCAGGAATGGTCACCGTGAGAGTGGTTGTACGAGTACCAGATTGCGCGATATATGTTTGAATAATCGGGGCAAAGTTGACTAAACTCAGTGTTGGGCCAACGATACTATCCACATCGTAAGTTGCTGCAGTGAATGCTGCTGCTGATGGGGCAGTTAAACCAACTGTTACATAGCCAGCAAGAGTATTATCAAATAGGATAAAGCCAGAATCCCCCGGGTTTGCCGTAATCGTTGTCGCGCCATTGATTAATGCTGGTGCTTGCGGGGTTATGCTTAATGCGCCAGTTCCGTTGTTTCTAAAGCCGATGTACCAGCCGTCTAACAATGTGGCTGGATCAGGGAGCGTGAAAGCTCCTGCCCCACCATTCCACACATAGGTAACGGCCAAACTCGTATTGTCTAATGTTGGGGTTACCGTTATATCTACCGGATTCTGAGCGGTGGCTAATTGACCATTGACCGTTGTTAGACCTGCTCCAGCCAATGATGAAGCATCAGCACTGGATGTGCCAACACCAAAGTTAATAATCCCCCAAGTTCCACCAATATCAACTGTATTGTTTGTCAGATAGAAATAGATGGCTTTTCCGGGGTCAACTGTGACACCATTATCTAAAGTGGCATCTACTACAGTAAAGCTAAAAGCACCAATATTACGAACCAAAATATCAGTGCCCAAAGACCCTTGCTCGGCATTTGGGAGGATTAATGTTAACGCAGATGTTGCAGGAATACAGTCCATAATACGGGCTGTAGCAGTTTGTCCCAATTGAGTATCAACAACTTGAGGCCAGTATAACTGTGTAGTTGTTGCAAAATTCAACGAAACATACGAAACGTCCGTTGGTTCAATAACGGTACCAGTAAACGGTGAGGTAAAAGTTTGTGACATATATTAAGGTTCCTGAACGGTAACGTTTCTGTCGAGTCTGCGTGAATTGTCTTCTTTTTTAACGGCTTGCAACTCGTCGTTATAATAGCTCTTCCAACTATCAATTTTATCTAGTGCTTTCAGATACGTCATCGCATGGTACATGCAAGCATATAACATTAATTGAGGCGTTTCTCTAGTAAATAAGTTTTGTTGGTTTTGTGAATCAAGCGGTTGAATTTCGCTGTAATAAATGATTTCTACTGGATAAGATTGATCCGGTATCGGAGCAAAGGCCCAATTGTTGTAGTCATATTCTGCGTAATACAATGGCTGGGCGTTTGTAGATTCTGATTGAAAATACGCCACATAGTCCTGCCCACGGATTTTAATTGGATTACCATTAGTTTTCATACTAACGGTCTTTTTCCAACGGGCTGGTTTATTTAATACTGACTGGTTTGCAGTCAATGTTGTTTCCACAACAGTTAGTTGCAAATAAGTCTTTAATGCCGCAGCAATAGATGATTCCGCCAATGCAATAATCGTTGGCACAGTGTCAATAAATTCTTGGTCTGTTCGTTCTGTGTAGTTTAAAATCTGAGCAAACAAAGAGTCATAAGTCATCACAACGGCACTACCCGTTGGGATTGTTATATCCATACCGTCGATTGTTATTGTTGTCATCTTGTGTAATATGAAATATTAGGCTGGAAATAGATAGGAGATTTATCCCGTTCTTCGTTATTGGCCTGCATAAATAATTTATCAGCTTGTTGCTCTAAGTATTGGATACGAGTCATATCCACATTAGGCAATTGCAAAGATAATTTATGAGATAGACTGGCCTGTATTGAAGCAATCCAACGGTCTGGCACATAAATCTGATCGGTTAATGATCCAACGTCTTGCATCTGCGTTTCAATGATAAGTTGGAACATCTGGAAGTCATTATTTGGAACAGGCCATAAATACATGGAAGGTTCAATGGTACGATCGTACCAGTACTGTAATGAGCGAACGGATGGGAACTGTTTGTTTGGGAGATTCCAGTAGTCATCTCGGTTTAAGCGAGCCAATGGAATAACTTGTTGTGATTGTGAGAACACAATCTGACGCAACGAGAACGTTGGTGCTACAGTTTCACGCAAACGATAGTATGTGAATGGTTGTGTAATATTCACATTAAAGTACGCCCACTGACTATCGCCAAGGGTTGTTGCTGGGAAAGTTTGTTGTGTTGTCCAAGTAACGCCATCATTACTGGTTTCGTACACTAAATTGTATGTTGTGGTTGTGCCGGGTGAATAGGCGTTAAAACCAACATAGAACACACGCTGAGATGGTGTATATGATGCACCAAACCAGTTCTCTGTCAATGTTGATGTGGCGTAGTTGTCTAGCGTTTGACTAAACAAATTGCCGGCGTTTGGATTATCCGCTGGTAACGCGCTAGATGGTTGTAGGTTTTGCACATACACCCAGTTAGCTTCACGAACATCAATCGTAGTGCTAGGTAGCGTTAAAATCTGTTGATCAGCTTGTGCGCCTAACAGAACATTATTTAACAACCAAAGATTGACACCAAGATTAGATAGATTTTGTAGGTTGTAAAAAAGCGCCAACCGAGCGGCGTCAACCAGCTCGGGTGTTTGTTCTTCAGCAACTTTGCCGGCGTCCCTAAATGCGTATGAGATAAGCTGGTGAACGCTGACTGCCGTTTGGCCAGTTGTGTTTGAATACGCCATATTACCTTCCGCGGCCGGCGGCTCGCTTAGTTACCTTTTGTGGTAGATTTGGTTTTGCTTTGCCAGCTTTTACAAACTCCTTGCCAACCTTTTTAGGAATGCCAAGGGTTGATTTGCCGGCAGCAGCCGCATACATCGCGGCTTGCTGATCTTTTGACTTGATTGGCATATTAGCGCTTACCTGCGCGACCGCCGCGTTTTTGACCAGGAATAGTGCTAACAGGAGCTGCCCCAGCGGCAGAACCCAATGCGCCAATGTTTGTTGGTGTAGGTTGACCAACAGGTGCAGTTGGAGCTGCAGCGCAAGCCGGAGTACCCAGACCTTTAGCTGCCATAGCGCCTTGGATTGCAGCTTGTGGTAATCGAGCGCCGGTATTTAATGCTGCGTTTCTAGCTGCAATACGGTCCATATTGGCTTGAGCAATGCGGTTTTGTTCTGGTGTGCCTAGGATCTTGTTACGTAAATCGGTTGCTTGGTTTTTCAAAAAACCACCAACTACAGGCACTTTACCAACTGCGTTTAGAACACCTCTACCGATATCATATTGGTCATCGCCTGTGGATCCGCCATCAGCGAATTTCTTAACAGTGTTATCACCCTTACCAGCGGCACTAGCAACTTTTACTTCTTTTGTGCTAGAAACTACTTTTTTCAATTTGCTAGCGTCACCAGCTGGTTTTTTGTTGGTCTTAACAACATCACTGCCTGCTAAATTGGCTTTAGTAGCTGCTTTAGATGGTGCTTTAGCGCGCTTATCACCAGTTACTTTTGTTTTTTCCATTTTAACGGCGTCTCCAGATGGTTTTTTGGCTTCATTGGCTACAGAACCACCGGCTTTAAATTTCTTAACAGTGCCCTTTTCCTTCTTAGCGCGACCACCTTTTTTGAGTGTCGAAAGGTCTGTTTTTTCATCTTCGTGGAGCTGTTTATCGTGCATCCCAAAGGCTTTTTTGATTAGTTTTTTGTCTTCTTTAACATCGTCATGCTTTACTTCGCCGCCTTTTTTCATCTTGCCGCCAGAACATTTTGCTTTAGCGTGGCCGCCTTCTTTGAAGTGTTGCATTTTCGGTAGTGTTTTGAATCCGTCTGCCATGGTATTTCCTCGAGGTTAAATGTTAAAATAGGATGATCAGTCCTTATATCTACTAATACGCTAAACAGGGCAAAATTGCCCTAAATTGCTGTTAAAAACAGCTCTCGTTCTTTTCTACGGCGGGGTTCCAAGACAGCTGGTGTAACCCAGTTCATAAAGGCGTCTGCCGCACCGCGGTAGTCATTTCGATTCAGATGTTGGACCACTTCAGACTGCTTAAAATGATCTGCCCCAATGTTGAAGCAGAGGCTGTATAGGGCGTCCATTTGGTTCTGGTTAAGGGGAACCCTTACTGATGATGTTAAAGCCTCGTCACACCACTTTAAATCGGTTTTAAACAGGTCTTCTACTTGCTGGTCTGATAAGACCGCATGCAACATCCATTGTTCTGTTGGCTTAATCAGGTGCCCAACACCGATTGTCCAAAGTCCCCTGGAGTCCCTGTAGGCTGTGTGGCGTTTGCCCTCAAAACCAGTGATAAAATTGAATGTTGATTCTGTTATTGCCACGATATCTGTTTCTACTGTCTTTACGAATTGAAATGTTTGTAATACCCAAATCAACGTGCACAACCATATTGCTAAAAATAGCCTTTTATTCATAGTAGCTCCTCTTTTGTGGCAATATACCACAATTGAATGTTACTTAGCGTTTTCGTACGCTTGTAAGTCTCTAAGTTGTTGGGCTACTTTGAGGTATTTTGCGTTGTTTTCGGCTGCGACACTGAGGATGGTAGCAAGGTCAAGGGAGGTGGCGGCTCCATCAGAGCGGCGGGGGCCTGAGGTTTCACCAGTTGCACTTGCGTTGTACAGCCGAATGAAGCCACCATCAATAGTACAAGGAGCGTCGTTATTAGGACGTACCGCACTAGAAATTTGTTTTTGAAGACTGGCGTTGACAGATCCCAGTTTGTCAATTTGTTTAATATAATTTGCGACCAAGAGGTCGCCTTTTCTTTGAATATCATTTACTTTTTTCTCCGCGTCAATATTGGCTTTCTCTATTTTAGCAATATAAAAGTCAGATGTCCAGCTATAAGCTGAATAGCCAAATAGTGCGCCAGAAGTGGCAGCCACGATAACGTATATGTAAATTGCGCTGCCAAGACTGGCAACGCCACTAATCAGATTTTTCCACATTGTCTTTTTGGGTAGAGGCTTTTCCACCGATGAGGATACCGGACCCGCCTAACACAGAGCCAATTCCGATACCATACTCAGAGGCTTGAAAGGTATGATTATACAGTGCGTGAACTACTCCGAGTCCAATAAAAGATGCTAGGGCGATAAAAGACGACACACGGGCTATGCACCACGTGCGGTTGTCGTCTTCTGTGAATAGATCCACTAAGAATCTATTCATTTTTTCAATGCGTCTAGTTTATCCTCAATGCGGTGTACGGCCTTGAGAACTTCATCCCAACGACTGTTGAAGTCGTCCTTGCGAAGATAGTTGTCAGATACGTGGCCTCGTAGGTCAGATAGGTCATCTTTGAGTTCTTGAACAGCGGTCCACAACTCTTTACAAAACCAACCAATCGCAACACAGATCAGCGGTAGTACCGTATTGATTAGTGTTTGCACATCCATTTTAGAGGCCTGTTTCGCGCTCTAATCGCTCTTTGGCTTGTTTAATAGCCAAAGCAATGATTGGACCAACTTCGGTTGCAGCAGCAGGAGCGGCAGCAGGAGCGGCAGCAGGAGCAGCAGCAGGAGCAGCAGCAGGAGCAGGAGCGGGGGTTACAGCAGCAACAGCTTTAGCAACTTCAGCTTCTACAGCAGTTTCAACTGGAGTAACGAGGGATTTTAACTCTTCAACTTCAGCTTCGATAGAAGAGATGATTTTGTCTGTGATGCCCATTTTATTAGTTTCCTATTATTGGTTTTTTAATGATTGTACTTCGGCTTGCAACTCTTGAATTGCTTTGACTAGCATTGGGATTAAGTTCGATGACTTAACCATTTTGAAGTCTTCAATGTTATATTGTTTACTTGGTGCTGTTTCAACAAGGCTTGGGATTACTTGCTCAACTTCTTGCGCAATAAAGCCAACGTGCGTTGTTGCTGGATCTTCTTTAAGGCTATAGTTAACCACGTTGAGCTTGCAAATGGTGTCTAAGTAGCCAGTAACAGGCGTTACATTTTCTTTGATACGGGCGTCAGAAATAACGCCGTATGTGCCAGTGACGTTGTATGTAGATCCAGCGGTGGTGAGCTGCATTTTGAGGACGTTATTAACTGTCCAGTCAAAGTTAGTGCCATCCCAAGTCATGGAGTTATTCACACCAAATGTCACGCCACTGGTTGACAAGTAACTTACACCAGTACCGGCGGAAGTGCCACCAACGTAGAATACCGCGCTGGCGTTTGTCAAAGCAACAGAAGTGCCACTAAACGTACCTGTTGTTGCTGCTACAGAACCACCAGATAGGTTGGTTGCTGTAGTGGCTGTAGTGGCTGTGGTGGCTGATGTAGCAGAGGTTGCTGTAGTAGCAGTGGCCGCGTTACCAGACACGCTGATTGGCCAAGTGCCAGAAGCGCCTGTGCCAGTTGGTGTTGGTGGAGTGTACCCAAGGCCAGTAGTAATCTGGCTAGATGTCAGGGTATTTGTGCTGATTGATGCTACGGTAGCAGCTTGACCAGAAATAGCAATCGGCCATGTGCCGGAGGCGCCAGTACCCGTTGGTGTTGGTGGGGTGTATCCAAGGCCAGTAGTAATCTGGCTGGATGTTAATGTATTTGTGCTGATAGAGGCTACAGTGGCAGCTTGGCCAGAAATAGCGATTGGCCATGTACCAGTTGCATTGGCGCCAGATACGCTTGGTGCACCAACAGTATTGTAAGATACTGCAACTGCAGCGCTGCCGTTAAATGACGTACCAGATGCTGCGCCAGCTCCACTATTATTAAACACTACCGAGTTGGTTGTTGTACCAGTTGTAATACTAGAAGCGATGTTAATTGCACCGTTTGAATTGGTGATGACGATACCAGTACCAGCTGTCAGGTTAGCCTTTGTCAGACCACCGGTTGATGAGTTACCAATTAAGAGCTGGCCGTCAGTATACGTCACCTGACCAGTACCACCGTTCAGTGTAGACAGTGTGCCACCAAGGGTTAACGTTCCAGAGGTGGTGATTGGACCACCAGTTAGGGTAAGTCCTGTTGTGCCACCTGAACCACTGATGCTAGTTACTGTACCAGTTGCAACCGTTGTGGTGGAGGCAATGATGTTAACTGTGCCGCCTTGGTTAAAATAAATCTTACCATCAGTAACGTTTAACGCCAACTCTCCGGGCAACAGATTAGCCGCAGTAGGGATGTGCCCTGTTGTAGTGCTGTAGTAAAGCTGAATGGGTGTATAGCCGGTTGCAGCCATTTATAATTCCTTATAGAACTTTAAGTTAGTAATTAATCGTTCGTTATCTGGTTCTAAATCTACGGCGATTTGACCGTGTTTAATCGCCAATTCTTTGTTGCCTAAGTGATACGCCGCCACCGCGACCAAGTCATGCGGTTTGGCGCCCCACACAGAGGGGTCCATGGTGTAGACGTCTTCTTTTTGGGTGATGTTCAACGCCATTAACGCCACATTTAAACTCTCTTGCCACATCTCTTTAGTATGGTAGGAGAGTGATAGCTCTACCCAAGGTTCACGTGTTCCGGGCGCCTCGTTGCATGCCTTTTGAAACCACTCAATGCCGTTCTGGCCTAGCTTGTCATACGCGTGGCCTAATAGGCGCATTGCGTAACATCTTTCGTTTGGCCATGTGGCTTCGGGCATGTTTAGGTACTTATTGAGCGCCACAACAGCGTCTAACCACTTGTTATAAAACGTCAACTCTCTGGCGTAGTAAAACGCATTACGAGGACAGTGTGGGTCCTCAGTCACTGCCACATGCAATAGGTCTAAATACTGACCGCGAGACTTTGTTGGATCTGGCTGGTGTACTACCAACAACATATCTGTTTGAGCCCAAACCTCTTTGGTTCTTGGATCTGGCACTGGATACTCATGGCACGGATGATGCCAATGATACCCATGACGGTGGTGAATCTTTTCGTAGTAGAATGCTATGCCTTGACCCCAGTCAAACTTATAACGAAGTCGTGTGGTATCAGGCTTCCAAACGCGCTCTATCTCTTGCCGCCAGCCCGGTTGTAGCACTTCATCAAGATCCAAGCTAATACATATATCAATATCGCTAGGCAGTAGTACCAAGCTAGCATCTCGAGCTTTGTCGAAACGCCATGGTTTAACACTGATATTATGTACGATCGCACCATGTTTTTTCGCTAATTCTACCGTATTGTCTGTTGATCCAGTGTCGGCTATTACAATAAGATCTGCATCTTTGGCCGACTCACAAAACCGTTCAACAAACATTTCTTCATTTTTGCTAATTGCATAGACCGCAATTTTCATTTAAAACTCCAAAATATTGGATTATACTCCTGTTGGGCCTGTTGGTGCAACGGTAGTTGTATCTGGTGTTACTGTTGGGAAAATAATATTTGGGTTCAACGCCAATAACGCTGCCTGTGCTTGAGCTTCTGTAAGAACAGGGCCTGTAGGGCCTGTAGGGCCTGTAGGGCCTGTAGGTGCGACAGTGGTTGTGGCTGCAACAACGGGTGGGTATGTGTCACCAATATTGAGCCCTTTTGCGCTATCTACCGCATAAACTTGAACGCCATCATCGGGCGTAACTTGGACATCTGGGTTGTTGGTGCTTAAAAAACCAGTAATTACACCGTTTACAGTGTGTATATGAATCATTATGAATTTTCCTCAATAGCAGAAACAGTGTAATTTAAATCGTAAGCTCCAAATGTAATTGGTACTCCAGCGGCGGCGTACATATGTGTTTCTGTTGGTGGACCGTAGTAATAACTGCTTAAATAAATAGAGCCATAGCTTGCCCCATTTACCGTAAATTGCGCGCTGTTAGTTCCGGTTGAAAGCACGACACAAACTTTTGCGTTTGATTGTGGGGTGTATGTAAAATATACAAAAGTTGAGCCAGCGCTACCATTTGCGATTAAACCTGTTGCCATAATTATTCCTTAATCAATTTGTCTTGTTACGGTTGCTGTCGCATTTTGTATGCCGTACATAATTGCGCTATTACCGATCAATTCAACTTTATTACCCGGGACGCTGCTAGTATTGCCATTTACCCAACTTGAATTAAATGTAAGCCTTGTTGTTGCCGTTCCCGTGGTTTGAACTGTAACAGGGTTTCCAGAGGTTGCTGCCGCTATAGCTATGCCAATCGGTACAATGCTTAAAGCCGGATTCGATGTGTACAGAAATGGTGTATAAGAAGCTGGGCTACTGTCCAATAAAATTGAAGTTGCGAGTGTGCCGCCACCATTTAAGTAATTATAACTCGGTAAAGAAAGCGATATAAAGCCAGAGGATGCAGCAAAACTTGATGATAGCACAGTTTCAGAAGTGATAGATAAAGAGGAGGATAAATTGAGTTGATATAGTACATTGGAGCTTGGTGTGAATGGGCTCCAACCACCGTAACTAGAAGAATTTGGGGTTATAAAAAACGCAGTAACACCACCACTACCGAGAGGGAAGAGATACACATACATTTGAGACATGTTAGCACTATTGGATGTTAACGCCGATGAAGTTGCTACCGAAGTAAAAGAAGTTCCGTTCCAATTGTATTGAGCCAACTGTACCGCGGTGTAATACCCCCCACCTAAAGAAATATAAACTGAGGAACCTTGGACAACCATAGATGAACTACCATAATTTCCGGTATTTGATCCAAAAACAGATGTACTAACTGTTGCGCCTGATGAGTTTACGTAATTTAAGTAATTATATCCTGAGTTACTACCACTTTGGTTTGTTTGCAGGAAGAAAAATCCCCCAGAAGTGTCCGGAGCCCAACTAAGGAACACAGCGTATCCAGGAGAATACCCACCCGTTCCGTCATTTATAAATGTTATTGTGGAGGTTGTAGCTGAAAATATGTACCAAAGTGGGTAGTATCCTGCGGGAGTATACCCACCATTAATTATAGCAAAATTTCCGTTAGAAAGGACCATTAGATCGCTATTGCTATTAGTATTGGACCCAACACTGGTGCCTGCGTTTATGCGTATTCCGTTGTATGGTGTTCCAAAGGTTCCTGTGTTTGTCAAAGGGCACACGTCCCCAGCGCCAGCGCTGGTGTTATTGCCGGAAACAACTACAAATCCCGATGTTCCTATAGGCGCAATTTTAATTGCATATGTGTTGTATGAAAGCCCAGTTCTGGAAACAGAAAAATTCTGAGTTCCGGTGTTTGTGTAAGAGCCTACATAATATGTACTGCTATTGTTTCCTGTTACAATTGCAAAACCACCACCGGGGATGGCGCAAATATCAAGTGGCCAAGTAGTGCTAGCTGAACTCCGAAAAACCGTATTGCCAACAACTGTTGATCCAGATGGGGTCATCACGCAGTACATGATTGCACCTTGACTGTTGTCCATCCAAGCTATTGCAATATTGCCGTTAGACAAATAAACTGCTTTAATAGCATAATACACAATACCGTTACTATATGAGCCGCTATTAAAATATGGGTTTCCGGTGAAACCAAAATGAGTGTTAGATATAGCTCCGGAGCTATTCAAAAAAAATGGACGTAAATAGCCTGTTATGGGATCATAAGAAGAAACTCCTGAGCTAGTGGAGGTCGCATAGTATGCTTGGCCGTTAGGGTATGCAGAAACCAAATCACCTTGAGAAATATTCTCGCCAGCAGTTAATGTAACTGGTGTTGCACTTTGAGCAAAGTTAGTTAAATAAGTCATTACAATAATCTCCAATCAGACCCATTGTACCATATGGTAAATTGTTGGTCGGCAATGTTTAAAATTAAACCAGATGAAACACCCATAATGGTGTTACCATTGTTGTTAAGGGTTACGTTGTTGGTATACCAAGAATTAGTGGCGTCGATTAACACAGCTGAATATCCTGTCGTTGGCGATGCTGGTAGTTCAATTGTAAATGAGCCGGCACTTGAGTCTACTAAATAGGTATTGCTAGATGATGCTATATTATATGCACTATTTACATAAATCGTCGAGGCGCTAGATGATGCGCCCCAATATACTGTTGTGCCATTAGATAATAGAGAATTGCCAGTGGGCCCAATTGGTAACCGTGTTGCGCTATTTGTGCCATTGCCGACAATCAAATCGCCGGTTGTGGTAATTGGTGATAAGGCATTAAACGCTGCAGATGCTGTAATTTGTCCTGTACCACCGTTACCGATTGGCAGTGTACCAGTTACGCCGGTTGTTAGCGGTAAGTTAATAGCATTTGTCAAGTCCACAGAACTTGGGACACCTAATGCTGGGGTTACCAATGTTGGCGATGTTAATGTTGGTGATGTGCTGAGAACTACGCTGCCAGTACCAGTGGATGTTGTTACGCCGGTACCGCCATTTACTACAGGCAACACACCAGTTACGCCGGTTGTGAGTGGCAAACCAGTGGCGTTGGTTAATACAACGGAGCTTGGTGTACCTAACGCTGGAGTTACCAACGTGGCGTTGGTAGACAGCACCACATTGCCAGTACCGGTTGTTGGTGAGCTAGATGCAGAAGTGATCTGACCCTGAGCGTTTACAGAGAAGTTGCCGATTGTGTACGGGCCAGAAGTAACCGAGGTATTAGACAGGCTAAACTGATAGCCAGTGAGGGTTAATCCTGTGCCAGCTGTGTAAGTTGGAACCTGAGAGAACTGTGCAAATACAAAGCTAGTTGTGCCGAATACAAATGGCCCTACGGTGGTTAATACATACGCCTCACCCGTATTATTACCGCCGGTAACTAGGAAGTACGCACCTGTGTCTAAGCCAAGCGCGCTATCTGGCGTATACATATTGCCATCGGTTGCCCTAGTTAGTATCCAAGGTGACACCGATACAACACCAACTTGACTAACGTAATAAACACCGTTTTGCGCGCCAGTTGTTTGTGCGGTAACCAAAATGCGGTCATTTAACGCCGCTGTATATGATCCAATTGTTAAAGGACCGTTAGTGGTTGATGTTAATGTTGCTCCAACACCTGAGTTAGCTAAACTGGTAATTGATAGTCCAGTTCCGTTAACCAGTGTGTTAATTTCAACTCCTTCGTATGTTAACGAAAGTGTGATTGTGGTTGGGGATGGTACAGAATAAACAAAGTATGGTGTTCCAGCAACGATGCCGTTACCTGTTACACCAAAAACAATCACGTTATTAACAGATAATCCATGTGCTGTCGCTGTTGCTAACGTATTACTGGTTGTTATAGTTGTCCATGTTGGTGTTGTACCACCATTTGCATATGTTGCAGACAGATTCGTTACCGACATGTCCGTCACAGGTGGGTGGATATCCAAGCCGGCTGCTAGTTGGTTGTCAACGTATGCCTTGTTGGCAATATCCTGGCCGTTAACCGGCGTGTTCATTACTACACCACTAGTTGTGGTTACGCTTGTGAATGTCGCTGCGGCTGGTGTTGTGCCACCAATAACAGAGTTGTCAATTGTATCGCCAGTGATCGACACACCAGTCATTGTTCCGCCAGTGATCGTTGGTGTTACAATCGTTGGGCTGGTTGACAACACAACTGTTGTACCGGATCCAGTGATGCTGTATGATGTTGACCAAGCGACGCCGTTTGAGTTTGCAATTCCGGCTGCTGGGTAAACTGTTGGTCCGGCAGTGCCGGTTGGTCCTGTAGTTCCCGTTGCGCCCGTAGGCCCCAGATTACCTGTAGGGCCGGTTGGTCCTGCTACACCAGTTGGGCCTGTAGGGCCAAGTGCGCCTGTTGGGCCAACAATACCGGTTGGGCCAGTTGGGCCAACAAGTCCTTGCGCGCCAGTGGGGCCTGTTGGTCCAATCGCTCCTGTAGGGCCTTGAGGTCCTGCTGCAGCATTAAGGTTTACAGTCCAAGAAGAGTAGGTTCCAGAACCTAATGTTACTGAAATATTTACAGACAGTACGCCGGTTGCGCTGTTATATGAGCTAACATCACCATTCATGTAAATGAATGCGTTATATGCGATTACAATTGGTTGCCCTGTTGTATAAGCTAGTCCGGTACCCACTGTTAATGTTTGTGGTCCAGCACCAATAGTTAGCGCAGATCCACTAGTCGTTGCATACAACTGACCTGGGCCTGTTGGGCCTGCTGAGCCCTGTGGGCCTTGTGGTCCGATAGAGCCTGTTGGTCCAGTGCTGCCAGTGGGGCCAATCGGGCCTTGTGGCCCCATTGGGCCTACGCCACCGTTTGCACCTGTTGGGCCTGTGCTACCAGTTGGTCCAACTTGACCTGTAGGTCCTGTTGGTCCGGGTACTGTAGAACCCGCTCCAGTGGCGCCAGTTGGGCCTGTAGGGCCTGTTCCTGAAGGGCCTGTGGCTCCGGTATTACCTGTCGGTCCTGTGGGCCCTGTAGGGCCTGTATTGCCAATCTGGCCTGTCGGGCCAGTAGGCCCAATAGCGCCTGTCGGACCTGTAGGACCGCCTAAGTTGGCAATACTCTGTAGCTGAACCTGTTTAGTAACACCATTTTGCACAATAACAGTCGCCTCGCTCCCTGAAAGGGGGCCGGCTACCTGTAGTTGTGATATCGAACGATCTGCCATGGATGTCTCTTATAATTATTGTTTTATGTCGCCGGATGCACCAGCGTCTGGTGGCGTTCCTTCGATAAATATGCTGTCGTATTGTGTTGGCTCGTTTGGATTGCCCTGTGTGACAACCTCTTGACCGCCAGTTGGGCCAATGGATACATCCTGATCAGGACGTGGGAATCGCAGTGCGATATTTTCTGTTTGGAGTGCTGGGAGACGCCATGGGTCAAACTCATCCAAGTCATCTTTACAAACCCGCATTCCGGGAAAGTTTGGATCTGGCATTAGATCCACGTAAGCAAACTTCCTGTTGCAGCGATCGCAGATCGCTACAGACAGGACACTATTACCTCGAGTATCGAGGTAAACGGGCATTAACCCTTAACTCCTGATTGGATAACTGTTAGTGTGTCACCTTCTGCGCCACCAGAGATTCTGATTGCACGATAAGGTTGACCTAAAAAGCCATCCGCGCTCGGGGCTGTTGAAGGGGCGGTTACCCAAGTAAATGTTGCAGTTGTGAACTGTTGGTTAACAACTGGGTATGGGTCTGTTGCAGAAACCTGCACAGTACCAGAACCAGAATTTACATAGGTAACGCTAAATGGATTTTGGTATTGGTCGAGAATGACTGGGGGTGTGGCCCCAGTCACATCGGCCGTAACAACTACTTGACGCATAGCCGACTCCTAATTATTGGTTAGTCATGCCTTGACCAACGTTGATGATCGAACCATCAAAGTTACGTGCTGTGTAGTCAACGCTAAATGTACCGGCTAATGTGCCAGTTACACCAGAGATTGTGCCCATAGTGAAGGTAACTTGCAAGTCGCTAGTACCAATGTTAGCCAATGCTGTGATAGCAGCAGAAGTGGCAGCAGGGGCAAAAGCAACAATACCGTTAGAAGTTGTTGGTGTGATTGTACCAATAGCTGTAGAACCTACGTTAACAGTGATTACGCCACCAGTAATTGCTGAAGGAGCGCTAGTTTCGAAGAACTGAACGTTAGTGATGATTGCGCCAGCTGGAATGGTGATTGTGGTTGCTGTAGTAGAAGAAGCGCCAATACCGTAGGTAGTGATAGCGCCAGCAGCTGGAGTAGCTGTGAATTGAACTTGTTGGCTTGCGGCTACGGCACCAGAGTTATCAGGAGCGATAACGCCATTGTTAGATGGGTTATTGTATTTGTATACGCGAATTGGTTGATTAAATGTTACTGACATTTGATTTTATCCTATCAAGAGTTTATAGCCCCACTCAGTCGCTTGATCGTAGCCCCGGGAAGTGACGGGGCCCTGTTGGGGGCGATTCTTCCTTATTTTTACTAATACGCAAAAGTACAATAAAGCGCCCTAAACAAGGTATTTATTGGATTTTTTGACGTTTTCTTCGCCGGGGATTACTCTGAGGTTGGAGAACACATGCAAACCAGACACATTTTTGCCTTGAAGTGGAATAATGTGGTCTACATGGTGTGGGATGCCAGATGCTTGGGAAAGCATAGCAGCAAGTTGGTATTTTGCTACGATGAGGTGGGAATCTGGGTCCCAGCTTGGAGTACGTTGAAGCTGCATGGCGCGACGTTTGCCCTCATAGGCTGCGCGTTTGTCTTTGTTTTCAGACCACCATTGTTTATTGTATTCGGTTACTTTTTCTTTATTTTTATTCTTGTATTTTTTGTTCTTTTCTGCTACTTTTTCTGGGTTTGCCAATGCCCAAGCCTTAGCACGTTCTTTAGCTAATTCTTTATTGCGCAAGTACCATTCTCTTGCTAAACGTTTTTGGTTTTCTTTTGAAGTTGCCATAATAATATTATACACAAAAAAGCCACCTTGTGGGTGGCTTTTTTGCATTTTTACTACAAGGATTACAGACCTGCTGTACCGAAAACATTTCTTGCATCATGCCAGCCGGTCGCGTAGCGCTCGGTTGCTTTATAACGCATAGAATCTGTTTCGAAATCCCCTTCCATCGATTTTTCCATTGGACGACGCATAACGAGCATTAAGCCGTTTTCTGCATCAGTCTGGATCCACCAGGCTTTGCTAGAGGACAAACGTGTAACCACGTGTGTGCCTTTTGGCAACATACCTGTAGACTTGATTGGGTTCAAATCGTTGTCAGCTGTACCAGAACGGAGAACAGACTTGAGGATAACCTCAGACTGGAACTCGAGTGCTGGTGGAACAACTAACTGTTCAGCTTTCAAGCGGATACGCTTACCATTATTGTCCACTGCAGAGCGGATTTGAATCAACATCTGTTCAACAGAAGTTTGGCTCAAAGAAGCAGCTGTAGACAATTGGTTAGAGTAAGAACCGCCGTTAGCGATTGGGTGAGCTGTGTTGATCAAAGTAACGCCGTCGCCACCAACATAACCTGTTGTGAACGCAAAGTTCAGGATGTTAGCGCAAAGAGTTTCTTTGGTTTCAATCATAGACTGAGCCAAGTGCTTAGCGAAAGTGGAACCGATACGGATGTGATCACCGTCTTCCATCAAAACCTTGGTCAAGGCATATGCCAAGCCATAGATTTGGTAGATAAAGCGGGTGATGTACAATGTACCGCCTTGATCGTAGCTAACTGGAGTGCCATCAGGCATCGCAGGAGCTGCGTTCATACCATAAAGCATTACTTCTTCATGGTAGTTACGTGGAATACCTTGGATCTCTTCTACAAATCCTTTCCACTCGTCATCGCGTTGTTCATAAACGCCATCAAAGACTTCGTTGATAATCGGTTCGACTACCGCACGAAAGTCTGTACTGCGCATTGGGGTTGCCATGTGCTATTCCTTTCGTATTATATTAAACCGATGTCGACGGAGCGGCAAACTGGTTGTTAGAGATCTGAACTTGAACGATTGTGTAAGCGTCGCCCCATTGGTTTGTGTTACCAGCTGGGTAAGCTACTTCACGACCGAGTCCAACTACACGAACCTGACCTTGGTTGCCTGAACCAACAGCAGTTGCGAGCAATGCTGTAGTAGAGAAACCTGCGCCACCGTTGCCGATAGCATAGCCATCAGTTACAGTAGAACCTGCAGTTGTGTCGAAGTTGTATTCAGTACCGAGAGCTGCAGAAGTTGCTGAACCGTTAACTTGAGCTTCGTATACGAGTGCTGGATCAGAGAAAATCCAGAAAACGATGTTTGTAGAAGCATCGAGAGTAGTTTTAGCAGCATACTTAGCTACAGAACGACGACCGTCAGAGTTTGTGTACTCTACGCCGTCAAACACGCCGTAAACTTTACCGCTTGTAGCAGTTTGGTTAGCGATGGTCAATTGGCCGGAAGAAGTGATCGATACAGGTTGGAACTGCCAGAAAGACTGGCCAGTTGTCAAGCTGTAAGGAGCAGTATATGTTGTTCCTGGGACATAGGTGTTAGTACCAACAAATGGTACTGCACGGTCTAAACCGCTAGGATGATATACAGGCTTCAGACCAAAGGGTTGAAATGTTGCAGACATTTATATTCCTTTGTTTTTGTTTTGAAGAATGTTATGAAAAACGAATATTAGCATTCGCCTTTGAGGCCTCTTTTTCCATTTCCAAAATACCACCTTCAAGAATTGAACGACCACCTTTGCCTTCTTGGGCTTGGCCCCGAACTGCAGCAGTGATGTTACGTTGGTGCTCCAATGGATCATCCAAGTGCAACATTTTCATCACTTCTTGATAGATTTCTTCTGGTAACTTGAAGAGAACCATTTCATTACAGCTAATACAGCCTTCAAACTTGCCTGAGCTCATTTTGCCTAAGTTTTCAAAGCCTTTTCCTAATTCACTGGCTTTCACCGGCTCATAACCCAACGCTAAGCGTTTGTCGATACTGTCATAGTTATTTGTGGTGGATAACCAACACAAATGGAACCCAGGAATTACCCCGGATGGCAAATCAGGTAATGCACTGTTTTGCCACTTATCACGGAACGCTTCAAGGCGCTCCCTTTTTGATACCGCTTCCGGATTTTCGGCTTGCGCCATCCGATCTTTCGTTTCTTCAACTCGCTCTAAGAGACGGTCTTCTAAGTCACGTTTGATTCTGTTATTTGTTGCCATTTTAATTAACCTTTATTTTGACGATCATACGAAGCATATGCTCGGATCATTTTGTTGCGTCTATCTGGATCATCCCAAGCGCCAGCGTCCTTAATTGCCTGAACACGGTCACGTGAAAGTGTGATGGTGCCGGGTTTTTGGCTTGTTGCTGCTGCGCGACCGGAAGATGTCGGATTTGCTCGTTTTGTTGTGCCTTTCGCTGCATAGCGATGTGGCAAACGGGCTGACAGACGATTATCTAACTCATCCCAATATTCTGGGTCTGCTGGATCCCATCCATCAGATGCGAGTTCTTGGTCAATTACTTTGGCAATTCTACTATCTGTATCTCGAGCTTGTGGATCGTACCAAGAGTTCTTTTTTAGCCATGATGTTGCATTGGCTTGAACCTCAGTATTAGCTGGGTTCGGAACATTTTGTTTTGGTGACTTCGCATGCTCTAATTGTTGCTTTTTGTACGCTTGGGCTTGTTGCAAACGTTGTTTAGCGTCTGTCAACTGCTCCAAGAAATCCACCTGACCAGCAGCGTCATTGGACTTAGCAGCTTGCAACATCTTCATCTTTGCATATTCAACACGAGTGGCTTCATCTTCGATAGCCTTGTCTAATTGTGCAAACTGGTAAGACGCTGCGGTGTTTTCTACCGCTGCCAAGCGCTTTGCCAACTCTTCGTTGCGGCGCTCAAGTGAATTAATCTTATTCTTAGCAGAAAGGTCTCGTTGCTTTTTTAACTCTTTTTTGAGTTTGCGTTCTTCACGCCTAGCTTCACGAATTCTTTCTCGCTCTTCATCAGTTTCGCCGTAGTCTTCATCATTATCGTCGTGATCATCTGCATGATCATCGTCGCTATTTTCTGATGCTTTTACTTTGTTGTCCTCTTCACCGATATCAATTTCTTCGGGAAGTTCAACCTTGGCTATTACTGTACCGTCGTTTTTTTCCTTAAAAGGAACGTGATCTTCTACTTCTTTTTCTTTCTTTGCCATACTTTTCTTTCAAAAGTTAATCTACAAACGCTTTCATTTTTTGTGCAGCTTCAAATGATTTGATCCTTGAGATCACTTCACGCGCCTGCAATGTAATAAACACTACAGAAGCGCCATCATCATCTGGTTGCACAACAAAACGATCACCGCCGTACTTAATCGTACGAACTAAGTCTCCCACATTACACCAAGGACCTTCTGGCCATGGTGTTAGGTCATCTGGGCTTTTATACGCCAGTGGACCAATGCTTCTTACTTTGGCTACTGTTTCGTTAAACTTTAACGTCTGTCTGGTCTCATCCACTAGGATGATTCCACCCTTACTTGTCGTCTTTTCCCTGCGTAACTGCACAAGTACTCGGTCTCCAAGAATTTCTACTCCAGGATCTACATCTGGGAAACATTCTGCTTCCGAACGAAGATCTGGTTCGTCATTTTCTCTAAAATCAATCGCCATTACGGCAATCCCTTCCGGCTATACAGCCTATTCTTCGTCGTCTTCCGTCAATATTTCGTCTATAATTGCTAAACAGGACCTTAGTCCTTCAATACGCCCTAAATAGAGTTTATAGTCTTCAAATGTATTCACATTTGTTCCAGCGGTGACGGTTTCCGCTTGAATCTGTACTTCAGCGCGTACGCGGCTGATAATTTCTGACAAAAAGTCCTTCATATTCTCACTAATACGCTGGGCAGAATAGATCCGCCCTAAATGTATTAATAAAAGTTGCCGCCGCCGATTTCGTTGAGGTTTTTACCTGGGCCAACTTTGCTATCTTTTGTTACTTTAGCTTGTTTAGCACCAATTTTCCAATTGTTATCACGGTGTGAACCAGAATTACCTTTGTCAATTGTTGTTTCACCAGGACCACCAGCATAGCCAGGTGTTCCAGTCATTTTATATGATTTGCGGAAGCCTAATTCGCCGCCATCTTGTTTTTTAGTCGCCATTATTGTCCTTCAGTTGGTTGTTGTGGTTGTGCTTCTTGCATTTGTTGCATTTGTTGCATTTGTTGCTGGTGTTGTTGATCAGATTGCGCCATTTGTTGAGCATTTTGCTGGTCAGATTGCATCATTTGTTGGGCATTTTGTTGTGCCTGTTGGCGTAATTGCTGTTGATGTTGTTGTTCTGCTTGTTGTGCCTCAATTTGTTGTTGAACTTGTTGGGCTTGTTGGTCAAAAAACTGCTGCTGTACTGCTAAACCATGCTGGCGAATATCTTGTTCGGCAGTTTGGATAGCCTCACGTGCAGACTGATCTTGATCTGCTTCCAATTGAGCTTGCATTTGGCTCATTTGCGCACCAGCTGTGATCATTGCCACACGCTCTTTAGCAGAGTTGTTAATATTGGCCATTGCAATATCTGTTGCATTGCGTTGGTTGTCAATATTTGTCTGAGTGCTGTACTTAGCTTGCAATTCCTGAACTTTAGCTTGCAATTGTGCAACTTTGATTTGGTAATCTTGCTGCATGTTTTTCGTATCAAGCTGCATTTGAGCTTGTGCTTCTTGCAACTTGCGTTGAGTTTCAGCAGTTTGGGTTTTAACAATAGCGGCAGCTGTAGGATCTGACAACATTTGAGATTGTTGTTGAGATTGTTGAGCCTGAGCTACGTTTTGAGCCAATTGTTGAATTTGTGGCAAGAATTGTGCCAGCATTTGCTGAGCGTCTTGGTTGACCATTTGTGATGCCAGGACCAAGGCTTGCTGCGAATTTTGATCCATTGGCTGCTCTTTGTGCAGTTTTAGCTCGTCTTTTCCGCCGGCTGCATTTGCAACATAACCGCTCATAGATTGCAAGTAGTGCAACGTCAAGTGTTGCTTGATATGCTCTAACGCATGCGGTGCAAACGTTGGTCCAATAACTGGGTTTCCACCGAAAGCAGTATTCTGAGCGTACTCCAAGTGAATCTTAATGTGCGCGATGTGATCTTGATCAGGGAATGCTGCAGCAGGCTGACCCATTGTCATTGAAACGTTTTCAAGCGCTGGGTTAGACTCATTTACACCCATTGGGTTCGGCAATATTTCATCAATTTCAGGGATCTTGAGCTGCTTTAATACACGACGATACACTGCACGTGCATCAAACATGTTGGGAGGCGCGCTGCCCATCATCTGTAACAGGGCTTGATTTTGAGCTAAGCGTTGTGTTTCAGAGAAAATATTGGGATCGGAAACTGGGCGAACATCAGAGTTGTACGCAAAATCACGAACTTCAATCTCAGTTCCAGATTGGTTGTCCATTTCAGACAAGTACCAGTGGTTGATACGAGATAGAATTTTGAGGGATTTAGCTTGGCTACGATGTAAGCGGGCATGAATGCTAGAGAATACTTTAGCACCCTGTTCAATTAATGCTTGTGTTGTTCCAACTGGAGTATTTGCATTAGCGTCTGAAATCTTTTCTTCAGCTGTTGTGACAACGCCTTTAGCTGCGTTAGTTAGCCAATCAAGCAGGCTTAATAAGACTGAAGACGGTGGATTAAACGGCATCGGCATCGCAATCTTGCGAATGTCATCAACACCAGGACCACTTTCTACTTCAACTACTTGGGTAGGTTCGATCCTGTCAGACTGTCCACTAACTCGTCCAGTTTTGAGTTTAAGCATCGTCTGACTGTTGTTGATATGAGCAGCGTCCAACAAAGCACGTAAAGAGCCAGTAAGAGCAGCAGACAGACCACCAATAAGATGGGGCAGGCCAATAGCATAAGCACCGCGCCAAGGAATGAATTTGAACTCAACGATCCAGTCCAACTTCTCACGTTTTTCATCGTTTGCGTCCCAGTTACGGTACAGAGATAATACTTTACCGCTTGTTTCATCAATAGTTAAAATATAAGGTGCGCGTTCTCCATCGGTTTCTGGATCAGCGTCTAAGCGCATAAAGCAAGTAATCTCATAAATACGACGCAACTCGTCGATATTTTCTGAAGGCATGTCTTTGCCTTCGATCTTAGCGTTTGCTTCTTCAGATCGAGTTTGATCTGTTAACGGTGCATCCGATGTTGAAACAACGTGGATATCGCGGTATAAGCCTTGCTCAATGCGTTTTAAGTAAATGTCGCCAGTGATGTCTTGTTGCTCGGTGACACGCTGGGAGGTATAGAAATTTGTGGAGGAATACGGCAGGATGATGTTATCAATCGGAATCCACTCGCAAGATGGGCGAGATTGCTCTTCATCGTAACGCCATTTAAGGAACTGTGAACCACCAAGTGGTAGCTGTGTAAGAAGCTGTTCCATTTCATCGCGGTATTCTGCGATTTGTTCTGTGAACTGCCAGTTAAGAAACTCGGCTTTACGCCCAGCAACTTTTTCTTTTTGGTCGCTGTCTTCACCTTTGATATCGGTTTTAACAATACCATCAGATGGGAGAAGTTCTTTTGACGCGCTGGCTGCAAAGTCAACGCAAGCCTCTGCCATTACTGGATGAACGACTTTAGAAGCTCCGTCAAAAGTAGCGCCACCAGGAGCGTCTTTGCCAAGACCAGTACGACGTAAGCCCTCTTCGTATTGCTTATCCCTTTGTTTGCGCGCTTCTTTGTCGACATCAATGTAATCCAAGTATTCATTGGCAAGGGATTGCAAATCCCCCTCATCCAGTTCTTCAGCCAAGTTGGCATAGAATTCTGGATCTTTGAGCGGGCTTGACTTTTCTTTGTAGTTTACAACTACTGAGCCATCATCCAGTTCAATGTACTCTTCGTCGACTTCATCGGAGTCTAAACCGAAGACAGCTTCGTATTCTTGGTCTAACTCTTCTTTATCATCTTGGTCGAGTCCGGGCAGATTACTGCCAGACTGAATCGGTAACTGTGGTTGTGCCATAAGTATTTTTTATTTGATTGCTGGGTTTTAGGGCCAACAATATGGAATTAGGGAAGTCCTTAATTTAACTAATACGCTAAACGAGGGAAATCCGCCCTTATTGGGCATAAGGATTGGCAAAACGGCTTCTGGGGTTATCATCGGCATAATCGTAATCCCTAGCTGGCAGGGGATCTAAGTGAATCCAGCCGGCATCTCGTAAAACACGCAATGCTTGGGATAATGAATCCACATAGTCATCGTGGCCTTTTGCTTCAGGAAAAGAGCATACTTGGCGGATAAAACGCTTCGCCCACTCCGCAAATTCATTCTTTTTTGCCATATCTTCAGGGATATACACTCGGCCCTTTGCAATTAATGGTGCCACAATGTTCAAACGCTGCACCTTATCCGCTCTGCCAGGGTTGTATCCTTTAACCGGCACACCAGAACCTTGGAGTTCTTGGATGAGCGATATACCAGCGGATTTATCTTCCATCAAAATAAGGTCTGCTTTTCTTCCTTTTCCAAAGTCATTATCCGCCCCGTATACCACCTCTTTGAAATCCTCGATTATTTTACGCCGCAATTCGGGGTAAGACAGGTGATGGTCCCATGAATCCAGTAATATCACACAAGTCCCCACGTCGGTATTTTCAAAGACGCCCCATACTGTGCATGCTGTCGGATCGTTCACTGTCTTTTCGCTGGTAGCCGGATCATATGACGCAATGACGTATTCTAGGTTTGGTGTTGGCTTATTGGATGGCCACATCTTGAAGTGTTTACGCTTGACAATACCCGCTTCTTCCGGATCTAATATCTCGCCGTAGATCTCCTGTCTACCAATGTCGGTTCCATCATAAGTCTCAAGTTGTTTGAAGAAGGTTGCTGATAGGTTTTCCTTATTATCAAACGATGACGCGTTAACCATATACACATCCCCACCCACTTTCCCTTCAGCAAGGTCCACGATCAATTCGCGTGGCTTTGGTGTTGTGGTGATGATCTGCTGAACACGAGCAATACGTGGATCTTTAAGACGCAGCGTGAACTGTACGCCATCGTAAGCGTCGTCTAAGTAATCAAACGCGCATAACTCATCGAACCAAGCTCCATGATACTGCTTACCACGATACCGTTCTGGTTCTGACGCTGGAATACCTTGGATAATGGATCCATTGGTTAACGTGATTTCAAACAATGACTTGTTGTAGTCTCGGATAAGTGATGCTGGAATAATGTTGAGTAGTCCAGAGTCTCCTTCAAAACAAGTTGCTCGGATGTCGTTTGACGTTGGCGCCGTAACCAACCAGCGGGTGTTGTCATACAGCCAAGCACGGATACCAATCCAGTGAGCCGCAGTATGTGTCTTACCAGATCCTCGTCCTGCCAGCATGAGGAAAGTGTCATACTCTCCGTCTTCCGGTTCCTTTTGGTGCGGTAGTGCTTGGATTTTCCATTTGATCCGCCAGATTGCAGCATCGAGGGCCTGTTTGGGCCAGTGCTTCCTTTCGTCTGCGAACTTCTTCAATATTTGTTGTTGTTCTTTGGTTAATTGCATGCTATAAATCCTTCTCCTACCAATATACCGCTTTCGGGGTTTTCTGTTTCAATGTGGACACAGCCTTGCGGAATGATGGCGTACACATCGCAAATAAACCGCCAGTTATGTCTTACGATTGGTTTTGGTGGTGGTTGTTCGGGTGATATGATCAGTTTGCTTTTAAAGTACAGTGAGTAGAAGCGGTTAAATTTCAATGTGGTCTTACAACCCAATGACTCCGCTAAAAACTGGATTTGCCTTATTACCAATTTATTATAAGACGAAATACAGAACTTATCCTTGGCTTTATTGTATCTGCGCCCACGAGATAGCATAATCCCAGAAAGCAACTCTTGGCGCTGCTCAAAACTACCAAGTAAGTAATTATTCGGAATGATTGACGGAATGGGCGCCAACTGAGAATAGATTGATGGCTTGGTCTTGAAGTTAACGCTCTTTTTTGAACGAAATTCTTTCAGATAGCCATGGTCCAAGAATTTCTGTGAAATGAATTCTTCATACTCAGTTGGGATTTTTAATGTCTTGTCTGACTTGCGGTTGAAGAACCAAAATCCAAATATGAATGGGGGAACAGGAAGATCTTGAGCTGGGAATTGAAGCGGCCCCGCTGTGGGGACAGAGTAGGCAAGACGCGTTGGTCTCCCCTCTAGCGGAATGCTGGCGAGTTCTTCGGCAGTCTTAATCTTTGGCTGCCTGCGGAATTTGAACCTACCTTTGTACTCGCTTGCTCGATTGCGGTACTTTTCGTTCTCGATTGGAATTTTAAGCTGGGAGTCACCAGCGATCTCAGTTCCATCTCGAAATTCAATGCGATAGCAATTCTGGGCGCGATAATGCTGCACCACCTTTACCTTAGTTGGTTTACCAAATCGATCGAATAAAATGTCACCCGGTTTTAAATCTGACGCTATTTTCCAATAGTCAAGGGTTAACACCTTTTGTGTTGCCAAAATTGCCATGAAAGTTTTCTAAGACCCATCGGTCTAACCAGCGCCCTAACGGCGCACGTATTTTGTTTTGTACTGCATTAGGTAGTTTCTGTATATTCAAGACGGCGTCTGTGACGCCAAGCCTAAATTGGAGGTACCGAGCCGTTTCTTTATCAAGAATGGTTTCTGGTACATCTACGGAATCAAAGTTATATAAATCGCATACCAACACACGTAAGCCTTTGAATGTGCCATCGGCATCTTCCAGGGCTCCCTGTATTTGATAAACGTATTTGTCCATAATCTAACTAATACGCACATTTTGTCGATTTCGCCTTTATAACTGAAAGTTATATCTATATAACCAAAAGTTATCATTGACAGGGTTGGCACACTTGTTTGCGTTTTTCCAAGTCGTTCTCCTACTTATTTATTATTTTTTTTTAAAAATAAAAATAAAAATGAAATAAAGTGTGCCAACCCTGCCAATTTTATGTTAAGTCCTTGATTTTAAAGGAAATTGTCAAAAAAGAAGTGTGCCAATTTCGTGGCAATTTGACAGGGTTTGTTTTGCCTATTAGGGTTTACCCTAATAAAAGTGCGCCAATTTTACAAAAAAAAATTTTAGGAAGTCGACTTTTTGGCTGGAATTCAAAAACTTGCTCTTTGGCATGGGGCCACCGCCCGACCACCCCGGTACCTGGAAAGGGTGGACTGGACTGGCAAAAAGGGGACTCCCCAAAAAGGAGGGTCACCACTCTGCGAAGTAAGCGCTCACTCACTTAGGCCAGCGCGCCATCTTGGCACTCAACCATCCTGACTGCTAGTAATGGGGACAGAGTGGCACGCTAGCACCGCGCCCCTTCCGCTCAGCAGGCGCGCACGCTACTTGATAATGATTCTCATTTGCATCTATGCAGGCGAGATGATAATGGTTCTCATTCGCATTCAGGCTGGCGCGCCACGCTGGCTAATAACCATACTGGCAGTGTGGGTATTTGGCAGGGGCTTGACGGCACGGTGGCAATGTGGTAGTTCAGCTAATTGAGAATGATTCTCATTACGCTGGGCGCGGAGGATTGGCAGTGTGGCAATGTGGTGGAGTGGTGGAGTGGGCACGGTGGCTAAGCGCGCGCGAGGAGCTGAGGTGGCAGTGGACTCTAAATACCCAAAAAACTGATCAGGCACGCACCCCACAATATCCCACTATGCCCCACAAACGCGTCAGATCGCGCTATACGCCACGATCGCAGTTTGGCAGGGGATAGCATCACCGCGCGCTGATCTCTAGCAATCCAGTAAACATAAGGCTTTGCTGTCCGTTTTGCCCCGAATTACTATGTTAGTGCTCACTCCGAACTTTATCACATTGTGAAACGCAAATGCGTATATTTCTCTTGCAATTGTGTTTGGCATCGACGATACTTCTTATATCGGAAGTGCAGTGGCTAATCCACTCAAACACAAACCCAACCGTGATCAATAAGGGGGAGCTGGCAGAACCAGTGGCGTTATCCAATACGCCGTATGACGGACAATAGATAGTAATACTCACAGCGCATTGGTTATGAGCCAGTGCGCTGGAGGGATTACTAACCAACAAGGAGAATCACCATGACCCATACAGAATGGCTGGAAGAGTTCAACAACCCAAACAACCAACAGCGCTACGCAGAGTACTGCGAGCGCATGACAGCATACCGCCACAAGGTCGAGCCATACATTGTATGGTTTAGGACACTGGGTGGATTCCCAAACAACGGCACACTATAAGGAGCATGAGCATGACACTATCAAGCTATATTAATCAATACGTAAACGCGGACAATGCACGTGAGTACGCTGGGATTGCGGATAAATATAATTACATCGTGGACATCACAGGCTTACCTGCAGGGCACAGTTTTATTGAAGTAATCGAAGACTATTTAGATCGCTATTTTGAGTTAAAGGGAGAGTGACCATGGCATACATGAACCAAGACAAAAAGAAAATCATCAAGGCTAACCTAGACAAGGTGCTCAAACCACTGGGCATCAAATACAGCCTGCGCGTTGATAACTACATGAGCATCAACTGCACCATCAAGTCAGGCTCGGTGGACTTCATTAATAACATGCGCCAGCGGACTGGTGACAAGTTCAAACTGCACACGGACTGTGGATACATCCAAGTCAACCCGTACTGGTTCAATGAGCACTTCACTGGCGAGGCTCACAGTATCATCAACCAAGTGATTGACGGACTGAAGAGTGCGGACTGGTACGACAAATCGGACTCGATGGTGGACTACTTTGACACCGCGTATTACATGCACCTAAACATCGGCGCGTGGGACAAACCATACGAACTGAAAGGCAACTAAAATGATTACCAACCGATACAACTTTGACAAAACGCACGCCATTGGATTTAAAGACCTTATTGAACTGGGCGCGTGGATTGACGAAAACTTTACAAACGTAGAGGAATTAACAGGCTATCAGCTCATGGCTGATGGTGTGCATATTAGAATTAATAGTGACTTAACATCTATCATTTTAGACTTCGGGGACAAACAATGAGCACATTATTTCCAGTAATTGACATCGAGTATAAGAACCGTAAGCCATCGCGTGCAGTCATCATGCGTACGCTGGCTGAGTACCTCAAGCAGGGTGGTAAGTCATTCTGCATCACTTGGGGCGAGAACTGCATCGAGCTGGACTACCACCCAAACCATGAGCAGTGGTACGGACGTGGCTGGATCAAAGAGATTGGTGGGGACTCAATAGCCAATGAGCTCAATGAGATGCGCAAGCAAGCCATTGCGGAGATTAAGAAGTTTAAAGCAGACCATTTTCAATTCATTCACATCGGAGGGTAACACCATGAAAACAATAGAACAAAAAGCGCAAGATTTTGCACTGGGTCAAATATTGTCCGAATGGGAGCAGGGCATGACTTACGAGGACATTTTGAGGGTCTTAGAAAGCGAGGATCCTGAGGAGAACGAGAAGGATGACGGAGGAGGCTGGAGAGTAGTCGCATGGCAACCTTATGAAATGGATGAACCACGGGAAATAGCACAAGCCATTAGAGATATGGTATCGGAATTAGTTTTAACATTCGGGGAGCAATCATGAACTCAATTACATCAATTGATATTGACGACTTAATCAAAGAGCACGGAGAGGAGCAGGCTTTGCGTTTGTTTGAGGCGTTTAAAACAAACCATAAGCCTGATATACAACTGACCAATGATTTCGCGATACAGATTGTTAGAGAGCTTCCTGAAGGCTTTGCAAAGGTAGACCCCAATGGTACTGAGTGGCGACTATACAATCCCGACACTGACAGCTTTTTAGAGTGGGCTGAATGTTACCGCCTTGTATTGCCCAATGGATGTCACGCCAACATTGAGGTGTTGGACTACACATACTACGTGGACGTAGAGGACTCTGACGGAGACGTACAAGAGTGCGAAAACTGCGACGGCTGGAGAGAAATCTCACATGTGATCATTGACTTTTATGACAACATTCAAGCGAGGGTATTATGAAATATGAAATTCAAACCCAATTTACCTATGGCTGGGAAAATGTATGGGAATGTGATGGTAAGCCTGAATACTTTGATAGCTATGAAGATGCTATGTACGCATTGGATGACTTCTTTGAAGAGGTGGAGTCAGATTACTTTAATGGCTACATCGAAGACAAATACGACAGAGACGACTATCGGATCATCAAAGTAAAATAATTGTTGCAACTGGACTGGACGGTCTGTATAATCTCAATATCAACTAAAGGAGAATCACAATGGCTTATAGATCACTTAACTCAATCTGCCGTGCACGCGATGAAGCACGCTACATCAGCCGTACTTGGAGCAATCAACCAACTGCACCTGACGTGCCGTGGGAGCCAGTGTACGAGGTACCAGTGGAATCGCTTGATGACATCATCTTGGTGTGCAGACCTGACCCAACCACAATCAGTGGCGAGCGTGGTGTTGAGATGACACGTCGCCAGTACGAAGAGAATAAAGCGCAGTACCAAGAAGAGTTGCGCGTACTAAGAGGAGCATCAAAATGAGATACCAATATTATGTAGCAGGCGAAGGGTTTGATGATTATGAGGACGCTGTGTTTTATGCGGACGTCATGCTCGCCCAGTTTAATGAGTACCACGCGGTATTTACGCAGGCTGAGATTCTAGCGAGCCTGAAGGAGTTGGTAGAATGAAACATAGACACGCAGAACTGATACACGCTTGGGTAAATGGTGCTGAGATACAATGGAAAACCATTAACGGTAAATGGCTAGATATCAAAAGCCCACGATGGAATGCTGATGAATATCGAGTAAAACCTAAGATGGATGACACTTGGTATTACATCATCAGAGACCATCAGATCATACAGTCAAAATACGCAGACTCACGAGTTGACGCGGATCTTCGGATTGTATTTGATGGCGAAACAGGCAAACCTAAATCAGCGGAGGTGTTGAAATGAATGAGCCATGCACCCATTGCAATAAGAAATATAAGTGCGACTCTTACCACATGGCGTGCGCTGAGTTCAGATTCTTTGTGAATACTGGGGGTCAGTCACGCACTCAGTCGCGAATCCCATCTCGCGAGATTTACGTTGAGATATTCCACACGGAGCCTAAGATGACAAGGAGGGATACTGCATGAAGGTCGTTATTAACAAATGCCACGGAGGCTTTGGGCTCTCCGATCAAGGGATTGAGCACTACGTCAAGTTAAAGGGACTAGAGCTCGTTCGCAGGGACTCTCAGTTCGCATTTAGTGAGTCGTATGATTACTACTATCCTGATAGCGATAAGTTATTTTTATCAAGGTATATCGGACGTGATGACCCTGCGCTAGTGCAGACTGTAGAAGACATCGGAAAGAAAGCCAATGGACGCTATGCTAGCCTTAAAGTGGTTGACGTGCCCGATGATGTAGAATGGGAGATTGATGAGTACGACGGACTGGAATGGGTCGCTGAAAAACATAGAACATGGAGCTAATATGGAAACAACATTACCAACAGATGATGTATTGATTGTTATGAGAGCCTTGTATTTTTACGAGGACAAGCTGACCAACACGGCAGATCAGCACAGAGACGACGAAGAATGGGATCGTGTGGTATGGCTACGATCCCAGTTGGGCAACAAGCTAAAATTCGAGGCACGCATTGACTAACTACCGATACGTCCTCATAGACGAGTTTGGGGGCACGCTACGGCGTTTTGCCAGTAAGGTGGAGGCTACCCCCTACCTTACTGCTGGAACGCGACTAGAGGTACTCCCAAAGGCTCCTAAAGC